CTGATAAAGACGGGAGATTGTGTGCAGCTATCGGATGTCAACTCAAGACCATAGATGAGTGGTTGGAACAGTACGAACAGGTAGGTGAGGAGAATAGCTACACTCCTGAGCAGATTGAGGAGTATGGTAATGCTCTGCGTTTTATCAAAGAGACATACAAATGAGAGTATACATCCGCACAATCAATGACGGCGGTATGCCGGTGCGTCAGTACATAGCTGATGACGGCGAGCCCTTCACCCTTGGTACAGAAGCAGAAGTGTTACGCCGGTTGAATGTACATCCTGCTGTGCTCAAAGAGTATGCAGGTGTTAAGCTGACGAAGGAGTACGCCCAAAAGAGATTGGCCCACTGGATGGCCAAGCAGATAGGTACTGATGTTAAACAATTAAAGACCGGATGGGATGGGAGGCCCAATGATATGCGTAAGTAAATAGGTAGTTTATATTCGATTAAATAAATAATAAATAAACATTTGAAATGGGTCTCATATGGTGTGAGACCCATTCTATATAGGGGAGGTGATGAAATCGGTAGACAAATGGAGTAATGTCCAGGGGGTGCATTCTGTCGCCCCGTGCAGGTTCGAGTCCTGCTCTCCCCGCTAACCAAATTTAAAATAAAACATGGGAACAAGTAATTTCTCCTACAATAATACCGACAGGTGTTACGTAGTAATGACGGACGAATTCTTTGAAGTTAATGACTTAAGAGAAGAGGCTTACGCTGTAGCTAATGATGTTGTCACATTCTCTGCTAATATACAGCGTAAAGACGGATACCATGATGGTATGCGCTCATATCCTTCTCAGTTCCTGCTTCATGTGGACATGAGTGACCGCATCTTCGATGTTGATATCAGTATTTCTTCCCGGTTGATACTCACCTCGGGGTACTACGAACATGCGTGTCTCGACTTCACAACACCTGAGTTCGATCTGTATTCCTCAAATGATTATACGGAAACAGACGAGGTTTATTTATCTGAGTACTTCGTTATGGGTACTGACAAGCAGACGGAATATCGTCGACCATTTGTAGAACGCAGGATGGAGAAGATGCACGACAGACTTGTCTCGTTTATGAATGAGTTGTGTGCTAAGTTGTGTCCCGATACACAATACAGAACTTTTGGACGCTTCAGTAATGGTGAGACCGTGATGGAAAAATGTGAGACCCAATGAATACAGAAAAATATGCAAGGACATGCTCGTGCTGCGGTGCGGGTATGAATGCCGGCTATGTAATCTTTGATGATTACGCATGCTCGGAAGGCTGCGCAGATAAGATAGCGATGCAGCACGACTGGTCATCGTACATGGCGATGTGTCTCGCACACGGAAGCCATGACGAAGACAGTGACGAAATCCTACCGGGTGATGACGTCTATTATACAGAGTGGGACCCCGAAGATAATAAAAATTAAACATGGAAATAGCAGCAGGTTACGAGTTGTGCCGTAGTTACATGAATTCCTACGGCCTTGGTTATTGGAAAATTGAATTAGACCGTAGTAAAAGAAGACTCGGTCGATGTAATCACACCCATAAGACAATCAGTTTGTCCATCCCGTTCATAGAATTGAATGATAAGGACGAGGTGCTTGATGTCATCTTACATGAGATAGCTCATGCCCTTGCCGGTCCCGGTCATGGTCACGACAGTGTATGGCGGCAGATATGTATCGACATAGGTGCGAGACCCCAGGTGTACAATATCACCGCTTTGGTTCCGGCAGGTGTATGGCAAGCACAGTGCGGTATGTGCGGTAATGTATTCCATAAGCACAGACTTGTTAAAAACATAAGTCGGTGGTGTGGTAGGTGCGGTAGACAACACGGTATGATTGACGCCTGTAAGTTGACATTCAAAAAGGAAAAAATAATTGAAGTAACACGATGAGAAGAGTAAGGAAGCCAGCAACGTGGAATGTATCACGTCTGCGCACGAATTTACGTAAGCTGTACGATGAGTATGTCAATGAGGACATACACTACAGCGGGTACTACTGGTACAGGGCGGCACATGAGTGGACACACGAGGTAGCGCATCGCTATGGTGTGAGACCCGATGTCGTTGCCGGTATCGTTGCAGCCCTGTCTCCCGGGGTTACATGGGATGTTAACAAAAAAGATGCGGTTGCGCTTATCGAATACTTCAAAGGTGTGAGGGAGACCGAACCGACTGTGTCTACCTACTACCACAATGTACGTAAGGCGGGTTGGATATGGAACGGACAACCCATCGAAGGCGTACTCGGTGGTAATAAGACACGCAACTTCTACTTAAACATCCTCAACCCTTATGATAATCATGCCGTAACTATCGACAGACATGCAGTTAAGGCGGCCCGGGGTATGAGTAAGGGGGGTGCTGTTGCTATAACAGATGCACAGTATAGTATTGTAGCCCATGCCTACCGGATGGAAGCATCGCGGTTGGGCCTCACACCATGTCAGTTCCAGGCTATAACATGGGAAGCCTATAAAACAAAACACAATCGTTAAATAAATTTGCACAATTAAAAAATAAGAAATAAATTTGCACACCCATGTTTAAAATTAAAATCGAAATCGAGGTACCTCAGCGCGTAGTTGAGGACATCCTGGTCACAGCCTTTGAAGGTGGTATCAACTACTGGTGCTATAAGGTAACAGGTCATAAAGTAGGTTTTGCATCTGATTGGCTTACCAAAGGGGATGGGACTCCCTTAAATTTGCACACAGAGGAAGGTGTTAAGACATTACACATCTCTCATCTTCTTGATGGCTTGAGTAAAGCTATCGCTCAGGGTATGTGTGAGGCCGATCTCAATGAGGACTGGCACGTCGATGCCGAGCAAGCCGATTGTATTATGCAGCTCGCAGTGTTTGATGAAATAATGTATGGATGATATGACACAGAAGAATTTTCCCAACGGTTTCACCTCATGGTATGAGACCCATTTCGAAATCTCGGTAGCGATTCATAAGCTATTCGACAGCGAGCACTACCCGGATAAGATCAGAGAGAGATATGAGGAGAGCGGATACGGTGCACTGTATGAACTGAGCGAGGAGTTGACCGACAAGTTTGAAAAGAAGTACGAGCACAGGGTGTGGGAAGGTTGCGACTACTACGAAACCCTTAACGAATTCATTGCTGAAGAATTTACACAATAAAAAAGTATGAACAGAAAACAAATGCAGGATTACATCAGCATGTACAATACGTACCTGTCTGATAACGAACTCATCTCTATAGTGGGTATGATCGCAAGCGAGAAGTTAAGACGTGACGGTATACACCTATATCAAGGTGTCCCCGCCGGCTTGCGTAATTTTCACCTCAGTACCAAAGAGGGATATGCAGCAGCGATTGATCAACTCGAGGAGCAGTTGGATAAGATGGGCCTCACACTTGATGAGTACGTGCTATACAGCAGGTATTATGGTCTCTTCGACTCCCACTTCTTCCAGGTCACCGAGCCAGGTAAGGCAAGGGTAAGTGAGTACGGAGTGAGGACTACGGTAGACTTCCTTCTGTATCTCGTGACGGGTAAGTCGAATGAGGACATGTATGAGGCCGTCTCGATTCTGAAGGACCAACCCAAGTGGCCCAAGGATCTGGATGTAATGGGCCTCACTGTCAACTTCTACCAGAACGGTAACGTAAAGATCAAGGGATGGAACGATGACATGCAGCGCAGATACCTCGAGTTCATGGAGATAAGAAGAAAGGTTAAAGCAGTATGATAAACCAAAGAGTTACATTCGTCCGCTTCCGTTCTCAGTTGAGAATGACAGGCGTTATCGTAGAGCAAAAGCACGACAACCATACCGGTCGGCTCTACTACAAGATCAAGGGAGACGATGGCATCTCCTACTTCAGGTACCCTAACGAAATAACAACAGATGATAAAGTACGTGTTCAGTAAGAAGAGGGATGAGGCCCATCAGTTTGAGACGGTCTCACACCTACCCGATGAGCAAGTCTTACGAGGCTTGGTACCGGATGGTCACTACTCAGACATTCAAAAGATCATGCATAAAGATGACGGTACCCGCTACTTCTGCTCCAGTCAGGAAGAAGTAAGGGACACACCTGAGTTGTATGCTGCCATCAATTCCCACCCCTACGGGAAGCTTGCTTTCCATAATGTAACCTTTATACCGCAGGAACTATGACACCACAGGAAATATTGCACAGCATCTTACTTGATGCTAAGGCAAGGATTAAGGATGGGGAGTTGAGAGATGATTATGGTGGGCTAAGTATTGGGATATGCTCGTTCTGTCATTATCATAAAAATAGAACAAAACTTTCTCATTTTTTGCTTCTTGAATTGATGGACGAACACAGAGAACTAAAGCAATGGGGAGAGTTTATCGCAGATGAATACGACTTCACAGACCCCAAACGCCTCGCACTACTCGACTGGCTCATTGAAAGGACTAAGCCATGAGAGAGATAATATTTCGCGGTAAGCGTGTAGATAACGGTGAGTGGGTGTATGGGCAGTATGTATTTGCGAATGGTAATTCAAAAATGCTTATTGACAGAACGTCATCAAAACCAAGTGAATGGGTTTATGAAGATATTTGTATAAACAACCACTTAATAGTAGTATTCACCCCACCTGACAGACAAGGTTGGGATTACGGAACTCAATTTGACTTTTATAAATGCGACCCAGACACCATAGGACAGTTCACCGGACTGCTCGACAAGAACGGCACAAAGATTTTTGAGGGGGATATAGTGTTTAATTCAAATAGAACACTGCTTACACTAAAAGAAGACACAAGAACTTATTTGGTTAGATGGCTCAATGGTAAATACGACAAAGAAAACACTTGGTTGCAAACTAAACCGTCCTTTGAGTTTGAGAAAATTAATCCCGATGGTAAAAACTATATGAGCCTAATTTTCAATCAGTCTCAAATCGAAGTCATCGGCAACATACACGAAGGAGGTCATCCATGAAACAGATAACAGATAAAACAAAATTAAAACAAGGTGATATTGACATCTACATCTTGTTGTTGTATATTTGCATCGCGTCTGCCGGTTGTGCTACCCGTGTGATCTCACACGACGGACCCATCAAGAAGGTTAAGCACAGAGGTAAGGTGTACACAACCGATTCACCACGAACAATTAAAAGGGATATATGAATACTAAACACACACCGGAACCGTGGATAATTAGCCCTATGGACCCATACTGCGTCACAACACAAGACCAGAATGAAGATATTTGCACAGTATTACTAAAGGAAGACGCAGCCCGCATCGTCGCCTGCGTGAACGCCTGTGCAGGGCTTACAGATGAACATCTGTCCAATATTGCACGCGAAATAAATCTCGGCACAGCAGCTATGATGGAACGCGACCGGCTGCTTAAGCTGCGCGACGAACTGCTGGCAGCCTTAGAAGAATATCAGCGCATGTATATTACCATTGAGCCAGCCGGTGGATGGCAGGGCGTTTACGAGCAGGGAAAAGCCGCCATCACCAAAGCGAAAGGAGGTCAGTCATGAGCAACACAACAAAATAAAACAGGGATGAACAATAAACTGAGAGACATCAAGGAGATCCGGGGTGACGAGAGCAGGGTGATCGTACCCACTACTATGGTCGTGCACCATCGCCTTCTCGGTCGCAAGATGGACCACCGCTTCGCCGGCTTCATCGTCACGGGTCAGAACAAACACGGTGATTACGTCACGCTACCGATCATACCCGAACATCAGAGAGGTGTACCGGCACGCAGGTTGAAATGCCTGGAGATGGAAGTCACGTTCTCACCACAGGATGTAGACGGTAAGCACTACGTATGGGGCAGGGCCTTTCCGGAATTAAATTATCCACCGGGATGGGACTACGACCTCGAGAAATTGGTGATGCCCGATGGGTCTCACATCGAGATCGAGAAGATTAAAGAAGACCGGTACATGTACAGCTACGATTCTCTTCTATTCTACCACAGAACTTCGGCACTATTTTATTTGTATGACAAAAAGAAAGCAGTCCAAACCGGAGGAATCGTTTATATCTGAGCACGGCTTCGAGCTACTCACACTGGTATCAGTCATAGGCTTCTGTATCTTCCTGCATTACTTCTATGCATGGAGCGAGAAGAAGATGTTGAAAGACATACTCGGACCCTATCATTACGAAAGGCAGTACGGTAGATATGAGAAATAAAAATTTCAACAAGAGGGAGAAGTTGAATAAGGAAGGGCTTGATGTCCACACTTTTCAGGTCGGTCTCCCTCAATCAGCTATGAAATTCTACCGGGCCATGATAGAAGAGGAAGGGCTTGACAGAGTAGAGGATGTCATCGAGATCTATCTTGATGAGTATCTCAAGTCCATGGCTAACCAGGTACGTAAGAGGGTGAGTGGTACAGGTGAGGTCAACGTAACCATCAACGTACTCGGTACCAAGTATAAGACACTCAAGTTTGTGTGCAATATGCTGGGTATGAGTGAGCCCCAATTCATCCAGTACGTAGCAATCAATATCGCCAGGCGTTATCGCAGTAAGAAAAGACTGCCGGCCAGAATCTATTTAGCTAAGGACAGATGAGAGCAGTAATTTATACCCGGGTTTCCTCTGCAGAACAGGCAGACAATGGTCACTCCCTTACGGTACAGCTTGATAAGTGCAGGTCGTACTGCGTAAGTCGGGGTTGGAAAGAGGTAAGGCATTACTGCGATGCAGGTATATCTGGCCGGCGCTTCGACAACAGACCCGAGTTGCAACGCATGTTATCCGATACGGATTACGACGTCATCGTTGTGGCCTCGCTATCCCGCTTCGGTAGGAATACCAGAGAGATACTCAACTCCGTAACCAGTAAGAAGGGTACCGACTTTGTCTTCCTCGACCTGCAGATCGATACCTCAACACCGATGGGTAAAGTGATACTCACTATGATGTCAGCACTGGCCGAGCTCGAGAGTGATCAGATCGGTATCCGAACTAAGGAAGTGATTAAGTACCGGAAGGGTAATAAGCAGAGCTACTGCGGCAATACTCCACTGGGTTACCGCAACAATGGGAACGGAGATATGGTAGTCATACCTGCAGAGATGTTCACGGTCCAGTCCATCTTCCAGATGTACAAGGATGGCAGGACATTAACCAATATAGCAACCACGCTGAACCGTAAGGGTTTGAAAGGTAAGAATGGCGGACGCTTTGCCGCCGCAACAATTAAACAAATAATTAACAATCCAATTTATGCAAACGATATCAGGGAACAATCTGAGTAAATTAATTCCCTCTCTCAGGAGAGGTGACAGGAAGGCCATCTACCTCGGTAGTGGCGAGATCATGAAAATATTTGAGGAGCATGGACGGGAAGTCCTTGAGGAATTCTGCTTCCTTGCCGACGTCACGACATCACCAGCCGGTGCTAAATATCTGTCGGACTTCGGTATAAATGTTGGTGTCATGGAACGTAAGGTTGGTTACATCGGTATTGTCCTGCGCTACGCTGATGGTACCAAGAGTGAGGCCATCCGTACTAAGGAGTGGGACAGGGTAGGACAGACCCTGCGAATCAAAGGTGTGGATGATGACATACAGCATGTCTCTCTTTCCGGTGTTGTATCCATTGTTGAAAACAAAACGATATACTACACCTTATGAGCGAGATAGAAGCAGCAATGCAGACCCTGGCCCAGAAGGACAGGATTATAAGCAGCCTCAAGGTTGCCAACCGGAAGCTGAGAGAAGAGATCGAGAGGTTGAACATTACCATCAAGCAGGAGAGGAAGGCTCATGTCCGTGAGATAACCGAGCTCAAGAGTATTAAGATGGGAGAGTATAACCCGGAAGATCTGCACACCCTATTGCTTGTACTGTTCTCCCATACCTATGGTATTGGAGTGGAAGACATACGGTCTAAAAGCAGGAAGAGACCCATCCCGCAGATCCGGTTCTCAATTGGTCACTACATGGTTACGTCATACCCCCTTGTCGCACTTAAAAAATTAGCCAAGATCCTTGGCTATAAAGATCACACAAGTGTGATGCATGCCAGAGACAGGGTCAATGAATGGTTCGACATGCCGGTGATGTACAGAGAAGAGCTGGTCAGTTACAATAAAGTAAAGAAGCACATTGAAAACATGATTCAAACAGGAGAAATAAAGATATGATAGGTCAAGAAGTAATCGGCCTCGTGCCCTCAATTGTTCTCAGTGGTAAAGTCAGGGAGGACTATCGTAACATTGCAGCAGTCATTGTAATGGTGCACCACAGAATGTGTATAGTCAAATGGCCATGTGGTACAACAGATGTTAAGCTGGTAGATAATATCGGCAAGTATTTAGTTGATAAACCCGGTCGTGCGCCGAGAGAGGAGATGCAGAATGGCAGATAAAAATGGCAATGGTGTCAAGCATGGCGTTCTTCAGGCTCTCTTCCTACGTATCTGTGAGGATATGTATGGAGGAGATGTCCCGGAGGATATCGTCTTGATGATTGAAAATATAGAAGAGGTTGCGCTACGTAAGTTTCGCATACCCTCACACCAGGAAGTTAAGGAGTATATGGAGTCCCGCTCCTTCCTTGATGCCGGTACCATGGCTTCCAAGTTTCTTAACCACTATCAAGCAAGAGGTTGGAAGTATGCAGGTAATACCTCACTGAAAGACTGGAAGGCAGCGGTTAGAACGTGGGAAGATAAGGGAGCCCCAAAGAAAATGGAAGTTAAACAAGAACAAGAAAGTAAAAGATACATATGACACAAGAAAATAAAGATTATACTTACCTGATTGGTAAGAAGATGAAAGCCTTTAAGTTTTACCCGGACATCCACGATTGCGGTTTCGTAGAAGAGATGGAAGCACTTGCCTTAAACCAAGAAGTAGGTGTGATAAAAAGGATTCTTACAACTAAGGTTCTTGCGTCTTTTCCTGAACTTGGAACTTGGTGGTATCCCTTAGAACAAGCTATTGAACATCTGGTAGAAGAAGAACAGGTAGAAGAAATCGAGATACCGGAGTTGGGAGAAGGGGTGTTGATGGAAGTAAGTAACTTTCAAGACTTCCGTGTTGTTTATAAACGAATGGTGTATGGTAAGCTCCCTAATGATACATTTGTAGCATCTAATACCTTCGGCGGAATTTGTGCCTGGCAATGTGCCAGACCAATACAACACAAGGAGATCAGTAAGGAAGAAGCCGAGCAGAAGTTAGCGGAGTTAACCAAGGAGAAATGGAAGATCGTATGAAAGCGTTCTCACCGGACGAAGAGGAGTTGAGTCAACCCTTGAGCTTACAAAAAGAGAGGGATCGTCAGCCCATACCCTCACTACCTGATTGGGGATGGCAGCACATGGTCATAACAGCCATGATTTCTTTCGGTGCCCTCTTGTTTTTGCTACTGGCTTGCCTTATATTTGCACTCTTTTATGTACTCTACTGAACTAATTAAACTCGGAATCGACCTCAAAGGTAAATTTAGTGGTAAGTTAAAAACGACTTGCCCTAAATGTTCCCCGAGTAGGAAGAAAACCAAGGAACCCTGCATGCTTGTGGATATCGACAACGGTATCTACAAGTGTTGGAATAGTCCTTGTACCTTTAAGGGTACGGTTGCGCATCAGGACGCCTTGAAATATAAGAGACCCAACCCCAACGATAGAGTAGAGGAAGGCAAGCATGAAGGCGTGTTCTCGTACTTCGAGTCACGTAAGATAGACCGCTCAACTGTGATCTCTTTTGGGGCTCAGATAGGTTACACAAAAAGTATCTTCTTCCCGAACTGTGCACAGAAGAAACCGGCGGTGTGTTTCAATTATATGCTTGGTGGTGAACACGTCAGGACCAAGTATAAATCCAGGGAGAAAGATTTTACGTCAGACAGCGGAGGTATGAACATACCTTTCAATGTTGATAGCTGCATCTACTCGCCTTACGTCATCATCACCGAGGGTGAGGAAGAATGTATGGTCTGGCATCAGTGCGGTAAGACAGCCGTTATCTCCGCACCCAACGGAGCCAATGAGAATCTCGAGTGGTTGGATAACGTGTATGAATTACTCGAGGACAAATTGATCTACATCGCAGTGGATATGGATGAGCCCGGTTTGAAATTAAAGAATGCACTGAGTCGGCGCTTCGACCGCGACCGTACCTTTATAATCTCCTTCCCTTTTAAGGACGCCAATGATACCCTTAAGGAGAACGGAGAGGAGTACTTGGTACATCTGTTTGATACAGCAACACCGGTACCCATACCTGAGATCGCCGATCTCGATAACCAATTCGCTTTGGTTCGCTACTACCAGCAGAATGGTTTCCCTTCTGGAGCCAGGACGGGATTACAATACACCGATGACTACATTCAGATCGCTCACCGGGATCTTGTTGCGCTTGTTGCCACACCGGGAGCAGGTAAGACAACATGGTTGAGGTGGTACATGATGAATCTCGCAGCATATACCGGCTGGAAGTTCGGCATCTTTACCTTTGAGAATCCGGTTGAGCTATGGATTGCGGAAGCAGTTGAAGTACTCAGCGGTAAATCATTGGACCGATGCAATCAAATGGAGATGGAATCAGCCGAGGCTTTCATTCGGGCTCACTTCCTGTTCTTTGATATAGCAGTTGACACCGACTACTCCCTATCCTCTATTTTCAATATCAGCAAGAGCATGATCAAGAGGAAAGGGGTTGACTGTATCGTACTGGACCCATGGAATTATGTCTCAATAGAACAGGGGGAGTCGACTACTGAAAGCATAGGTGAGGCCCTTCGTAATACCAAGAAGTTCTGCAACCTCAACGATGTCGCAGTCATTGCCGTGGCCCACCCCAGGAAGATGGATAAGGATGGTAATGGTAATTACAAAATACCTACACCCTATGACATACAAGGTAGTAATGCCTGGTTTAACACCCCGGATTTCTGTATCGCGCTGGGTAGGAATTATATGGATGATCACGCACCTGTTGACATGTACGTGCAGAAGGCTAAGTACAAATTCAGAGGTAAGCTCGGGAGTGTGCAATACACCTTTGACCCCTTGACCTCAAGATACACAGAGCTGGGCCAGAAGGCCGGTGGTAGTATGTTAGCGGCATCGGTACAGGAGAGTCTTGCCTTATGATATCCTTCGCTCGTTCAATAGCTGAGATCAGAGTTGTTGTATCAGCAATGCATAACGCAGGTAAGACCGTGAGGGTTAACGTATGTCCGGAGATCTATGCCTTACTTAAGAACAAGAGGGTGTATGATACACACAGCGGAGCATCTGCAGAATTGTATAGTCAGGGCTGGGTACTCTATGGGCCTCGCCACGTATACATACAGAACGGAATGATAATTAACGGATACTATTTTGAGGAAGTAATATGATAGGAAAGAAAGTACAATACGAAGAAGGTAGAGCGTACCATATCGGTACCATAGTTGATAAGATACGTGTCGGCAATATAGAAAATGTGCGACAACCTTATGCTCACCAGGATCACAGCAGACAAGATGACTGGAATGTAAAGCTGACTCCGGTATCCTACAGCGAAGACTGGTATTTAATAGCGGATGAGAAGGGGAAACTTGCAAGTGTACCTTGTCGTTTTGTTATCAGGATAGTCGAGGGTGAGGCCGAACCGGCAGGTCATCTTATTTATATGACCGTACCCGATATTGTAGAAAAATTTGGAGAACAACTTTCATCTGAGCAGATTGATGAGTTAAAAAAACTGACTCATTATGAGAAGCAGGAGTATGAAGTACCCCAGGAAGAAGAGAAGGAGTACAGGCCGGCAGAGTTGCTGAAAGAAAGGGGTGTGATATGAGCGCAACAGACTGGTGGATAATAGGTGTTTCAATCTTTGTCTTTATGATATCCCTTGCACAAGACAACGAACCCATGGATGGTCCACCGCCTGTTCATCCCGATTAGGTTTTAACCTGATAGTGGATGATTATTAGGTCTGAGACCGTTTGAAAAAAAGAGTTGACAACAAAAAGAAAAAAGAGTACATTTGCAGACATGAACGGAATATACTTAACCGAACAAGGTAAAGAGGAGATTGAAGCTAAGATACAAGAGCTTAAAAAAGGATTTGCTCTTCTTGGTGACAACGAAGAATTAACCAAGGTACTGTTTAATACTACTCACGGTATTTATCATAGAATACTATCATCAGCAACAGTACTACCAGTTGAAGAAACTTGGGAATTAATATGTAACTCAAGCTTTGTAGATAAAATTAGTCCTATTACAATAAATAATTTTGATACTGCATATTCAAATGGAGTAATCATTCAACCTAAACAATAAAATTATGTGGATAAGAACAATTAACGGTATAGAATTTATACCAGTAAAACAAACATTACAAGGATTATTGATAAAACTATGACAACAGAACATATAACAGTACTCTCTATTTTTCTTATAGGAGTTTTCCTTATAGGAATATATTGTATTTTTAAAACTGCAACAACTAAAGATTACGATATCAAATCTGCTTATGGCGGGTTTGCTACAATTTTGTACGGAATAGTTTGTGGTCTTTTATTCATAATACTTAACGACTTTGCTGAACTAAAGAAATCTAAAAACTGTCCTGAGTATGAAAAAGTTGAAAATGTTTATCGCTTAAAGAAATAAAAAACTATGAAGAAGATAGCTATAATAATTGCATTGGGTCTCACATCATGTGGAATACCCAAGAAACCCTGGGTAGTAACCCAGAAGTATGTAGGTACGGGAGACACATGTGGTCTATCCCTACCTTTTGGAACCGCACTATACGTGTATAAAACCAAGAGAGGTAAACAGGTTGAGTTCATTGACCTCTATGATCGTTATGAAATAGGAGATACACTGCGATGAAAGACTGGGTAAAAGGCTGCGACATGGGGTTCTATGTCGGGCAGAAGGTGAATTCAGCAAGAGGTAATGGGGTAGTTATTAAAATATGTAGTGAAAATAATTATCCTGTTCATGTAATGTTTAGAGGATTTGAAGAAACTTATATGATTGACGGTAGGTTATTTCTTGAACACGAACTACCTTCCGTCTACCCCATAGAACTAACCCCCAAATTCTATCAACCTGAATGGCAGCCGAAAGAGGGGGAGTGGTGCTGGTTTTGGGACAATACACATGAAAATCACATACGAGTAGTAGCAAAGTATTTAGGTATGACAAGGGATAAAAGGTACATCTGTAAAGTAAAAGATGACGATGATCTTTTCTATGAGAACTGCGCCCCCTTTGACGGAAAGATGACCCCACCTTGGGAGAGAGGAGAGGAGAAATGAACAAGTGGGTAAGATTATACATCCAGATATTTGTGGTGTTTATCGTGATGTTCTTGGTCTCCTTTATTCCGGAGTTATACCCGGAGGTTTTCGGGGACTGGAAATGTGGCGGGTACTATAAAGAGTACATTAACGGTGTGTACAGGATTGTTAATGACAAATGTCTATACACAGAGGGTAATCATAATCCCACATACCATTGGGGCTGGAGGCACTGGTTACTCTTTGTTTCAGGTTGGGTCTATACTATTGTTTCAATTACCAAAATGATAGAAGACTTTGATAAGAAAGAAGAGGAGAAAGCTCCGCTGAAATGGTACGAGAAACCGGCAGCTGATGTTCCTATCAGGGTGTCGCATACCGATCCGGAACCAAGGCGCTACGTAACGGGACCAATGGGGGAATGAGTATGACGAAGTTTGAAGATATAGTAAGCAAGGATAAAGTAAGTGGTTTCTGGGAGACCGAAAGAAAGAGGCAGGAGATCGAGAGCAAGAAAGGGTTGTGGGTATATGACGTCGAGTCCTACCCGAACTTCTTTTCCTACACCGCAATTCGTACCGACTCGCATCAGTACGTATGCTTCGAGTTATCTCCTTGGAAGGATGACAAAGAAGCGATGCTGGTACATCTTAAGACACAGGTCAGCGGTATGGTTGGTTTCAACAACGTGCACTACGACCAGTACTTGATCCAGGCTTTCATGGAGGAATTTGTCATGCCTGGTATTCAAGTCAGCCCCGGCGATATGATCGCACGTAGACTGTATGGTGTTTCGCAGGGTGTGATAAATACCAGGAAACATCCTTACAGTGCGTGCTCGATACCGCAGATGGACCTGAGACTACTCAACCACTTCGACAACAAATCCAAGATGACTTCTTTGAAAAGTTTAATGGTTCGTTTCAAGTGGAAGAATGTAGAGGATCTACCCTACCACTGGTCCACCGAATTAACAAAGGAACAGGTGGATAAAGTAATGGAGTACAACCTCAACGATGTCCTGTTCACAAAACATTTCTACATTCTTTGTAGTGAGAGGATAAAGATGAGGAAGGATATCGGTAAGCGAATCGGTAAGAATCTGATTAACTTCTCCGATGTAAGGATAGGTGAGACAATTGTATTGAAGTACCTTGCCGACAACATGAATGTACCAGTTGGTGCATTGACATCGCCGGGTTACTCCAAGATAAATATACCTCTCAAGGAAATAATATTTCCGAACATCGAGTTCACCACACCTGAGTTTAAAGATCTCCTTCGTAGATTGAACGATACCCAGGTTGGCCCAGAAGTAATCAAAGAATATCTTGAGAACGCTGCTGATATAGCAGGTGAGATGGATACCAACACTCTAATCGAAATGCTTGAGGACAAGGGTCTGGGTAATAATCGTTCAGCTAAGAAAGGTAAGAAGAAAAAAGGTGGAGCCAAGAAAGGATTTTCGTACCGTGTTATGTGGGGTGACTTCGCTTTCGAGTACGGTATAGGTGGTATACACGGATGTATAAAGCCGGGGGTATATGACAGCGATGATCAATGGATCATTGTCGATACCGATGGTACATCATTCTACCCTATGATTATATTCAACGGTGAGTTGCATCCAAGACAATTCCCGAAAGAAGTATTTATTAAAACGGTTGAACAGATGGTTGATGAAAGGGTGGAGGCTAAGGATAGTGGTGTTATAACCATATCCGATGGTTTGAAACTCGGTCTTAATGGGGGTATTTTTGGTAAGAGTGGAGAACAATGGAGCCCCATGTATGACCCACGTTACTTCACTTCCATTACGATCAACGGTCAACTCTTATTGACAATGTTTGCTGAAAGGATTCTGACTCACATAAAGGACGCTCAGATCCTGCAGATAAATACCGATGGTGTTACATTCCGGGTGCGTAGATCTGATTACCATGAGTACATGCAGCACGCCGACTGGTGGACTGAGAAGACAGGTATCCGCCTTGAACATGTTGAGTACAAGAGAATGGCGATACGCGATGTCAACACATACATTGCGGTTAAACCAGATGGAAAAGTAAAACCGAAGGGTTTCTTCGAGAGTGATAATAACCCAATGACATGGCATAAGGATAACTCTTTTGCTATTGTCAGAAAGGCTGCTCTCAATTATCTGGCTTTCGATAAACCTATCCTTGAAACATTCGCCGAAGAGCAGGACCTTCATGACTACTGCGGTAGATACAAGGCGACATCCGGATGGCATCCCCAGTACGTTTATCTTTCAGAAGATGAGCATGGTAATGCTGTTGAGAAGAGATCTGAGTTTGGTAAAACACTACGCTTCATACCGGTTAAGAAAGGCGGGGTATGTGTTAAGAAGCACGACGACGGCAGACAAATAGAATTACTTGCTGGCTGGAGAACGATGCCGTACAATAAAGCTGTGGGTATATCTCATAGTGATATCGATATGAATTTCTTCTATGCTCGCACGATTGCAAAAATAGAAGAGGTACTCGTACCACAGACTTCTTTGTTCTGATGAAGAAACATATCCTATTCACCAATTACAACAAGAAAGAAGTAAAGAAAAAGAAGGAGGACGTGTGGGACAGGCTTGCTGAATTTATCGAGCGCAGCTCAGATCATTTCGGCCAGCACCCACACTTCTTCACTTTCAGAGAGGAGAAGGTGGACACCAGAAATTATTGTTTCAAGGTGTATTCACCACTCCTCCCTCTGGAGTTTTCCATCCCGAGATCCAGGGGTTCATACCTGAGCATCATACTCTCGGCTACCCTGGGTTATAAGATAAATAATTGGAAAGGTAAGGATGGTAAGGTGAGTAAGGCCACGCTTAAATTAATCATACTCATACTCAAGAAGCATTGCTATCGTAAGGACTATCGTTTAAAACAATCCGAGGAAAAGGTGTTAAACACTATCCGGTTTATGTACGACAATCCTTTCTACGATACGGACATATCTTCCGTTACGGAACTCTAAGCGGACCATCTCTTTGGTTTCGTAGCTCGTCTTGGTATTGGTATCCTTCTTCTGCTTCTCGACGATCTGCTTGTTAAAGATTTCACAACAGATAACGGCATCTACCAAGTCGGTGTTGTCCACCAGGAATTGTTTACTCTCTTCGATCAGCTCTATGAAATAGATTTCGTCTGAGAAGTTGCGCAGATACTGGAAGAAATATTCGTTACCCCTTTCACCGGTTGCATCGTTCTTGTAGTAACCGTAGGATTCACTGCCGCTCTTTTTAAAATCACGGGTGAGCAGAGATGGTTTCTTAGCCAGCAGATCCAGCCGGCCGGCGCTCTTATACTTATCGTATATCACACCGCCCCTGTTTATCTCAAGCATGGCCGGCGCTTTGTTATACCAGTCCTGTAGAGCTATGCTCTGGTTAACTATATTAACGGGGTCATCATCTCTGTCCATGTAGAACGCGACATAACGCTGCAGGTCCAGATCTTTGATAGCTATACAGTTTTTAGAACCGGTTGCCAGCTCCTTACTTATGAAAGGGATGGGGTCTATACCGGCTATATAGGTATGACCTGGGATGGGACGGTGTAAAATGTGTACCAATCCTTCCTTATCTGGTCGGAATATGGGAGACCCATCGGCGTCGCGGTCCATTCTTCCACGTTCACGTGGTAATTTTTGGGAGACAATCACTCTCTCCCTGGCTTGTATCTTCTGTTTGATATCCTCGGGAAGAGAACCCTTGGGATTAGCACTCACGACTTCCTGTACGGTCAGCGGATATTGCTTAACAAATACGTCAAGATAACTTTTATCTTCCAGGCGGTCCAACTTCTCTCTGGTCTTCTCAATCCATTCGGTCGCGGCTTTCTTATCGCTGTGACCATTGGGACAGAAGTTCAGTATTTTACCTGTAGGTTTACCCTTACTATCGAGTTCAGGTGCTTCCATCACGCCTTTCCAACCCGGGATGAATACACATATAATACCTAAGTCCTCGGCATTCTCCCACAATTTAGTACCGACACGCTGTCCTTCCATGCTTGACTCACCGGCACTACCACCGAGTACGATAGGTGCGAGCTTACGGAAACCAGCTTTAACACTGGCCTGAGCAGAACGCAATACCCTATCTGCTTTGGGGTGCAGGAAGAATTCATCTATGAAGATATGCATGGCACGATACGCCTCGAATGCTGTGGGTTGATCCACTGTCTCCTTGGTTATGATCTGGGAATCCTTACCGGAATAAGATCCATCAGGATTCTTCTTACCTAAGTGCAGATAACCAGTCTGTCTGTCTGCAATATTTGAGGGTCGGTAATCCGGATTTAAATTATCATAGATGGGACGCAGCTTATCCTTGAACATAGCCTCGAGCCTGGGTTTATCAGCAGAGGTCATCAGAGATGTACTGCCTTCCATTGTCAATGCCGTACACATAGGTATTATACCACCGAAGACAGCGGATAAACCTATCTCACGACGTTTAAATATAAGCATGTCCAGGGATTTATCCTTAGCGTACTCATAGGAGCCGTATATATCTTCTTCGTCCACGTCACGCCATACCGGTCTTATCTTCTTACCGGTAGCATGTTTCATGTGGGCTTGAGTAAGTGCGAAGTAGTGAGGCCCAACCAATCCGAATCGACCAGTGCGCCAGTAATCCTCTTCTTGTTTCCACCACTTTTTCTTTTCTTCCTTGGTGGCGTTCTCAGACAACAGATATTTAGCAGCCCAGTCTTCGTAAACGAATTTGGGAGCTCTGTCCTTTTTACTTTTAAGAATCTCCAATTGGTCCGTCCACTACTGGGACGCTAAATTCCTGCGGATATGCCTCGAGCTTGGCCTGACGTACAGATTTTACAACCTTGTCGCCGCTCTCGAGTAGTCTCAGTATCGCTTTGGTATAGGGATCCTCAGCGTTTAAAGTTCTATTCCTTATTTCCTCATTGATCTGGGCTGCAGCCATGACAATCGTTGCGTATAAATCCTTAGCAGGATCAGCAAACTGAGCTTCGATACGGGCGATTGCCTCATCCTGTGTGATCTCACGTGCAAGTAATACTTTATGCAGTCTTGTCAGATCGCAAGGCGTTGATGGCAGACCTGATGTCACGCTGTTTTCGCTTGAGTTCTTTGGCTTTTTTCCAGGATTCATGTGCTTTCTCTTTGTTATTTTGCCACGTGAAGAATTCGGCATCGGCAATTGTCTTGCGCCTTACCTCAGTTACTTCAATTAATTGTTTAAGTAAGTCTTGTATCTTGCTCATTTTATTTTAGTTATAAATCCACGACCTGCTTTGATTGCTATCAACCAGGCTTCGAAAGAGTGGAGCATTTTACGACTGTCGGCGGGATCGGGTACGAGTACACCGAATTGGTGCAATGCCGTGGCATCAATGATTACTTCCGGGTTTAAATTAATCAGGGAACGGATATCATTTGTCAAGCATCTCAACTGCTCAAACGTACCGGTGTTGGTGTAGCGGTAGTCTCCGTTGACACCGCCGACCAATCCGATATTAACTGTGTCCTTCTCGGGTTGCAGTACGAAGAGCTGACCGTCCGGAGTGATGGTGCGGGTAAAGAGTTCCTCTCTGTAACCAAGGCCGCCAATGTGGTAGGACCTACCGTCTCCGGATCTGGCTTTGCGTAACTGGTGGGTACGTACGCTGTCGGGTCCTCGATAGTCCTCGATGCGCTGCAGTGTCCAGTATAAATTAATCTCTTTTACCATTTGATCTGATCATAGAATTCCTGACAGGTAAACAGTTTTTTCTCTGTCTTGCCGTCTTTTGTTATAGAAGCGGTGACCTGAACGCCATCGTTGACGATAACCACAGCTCGAGAGCCGTCTTTCAAATCACAAGGTAAACCCTCGGGTATGAAATTCATCCACTCATCCGGAGTTTTAATCTTCTGTGGAGACTTGGCGTACATCTCGGGATTGGTTCTGGTATTCTTCTGTTCAAGAACAACAGGTTCCTGATCAGGTAAGGCAGGATCAATACCGACCACATATTTACTGAATGATTTGTCGGGTTCGCTTTCAAATATACGGAGCAATTCTTCTGTCTCGGCTCTCTTACGTGCGATGGCTTGCTGCTCCACACTCTCGATCATCCAGTTCATGTACACCTGGGCCTTCTTCAAGTCCTCAGCCGGCTTACCTTTGTGTTCGTAACGCCAGAGATACTTCATGACATTACCTTTACAATACCCCTGAAACGCAGAGGGTGAGAGTGAGGCCCGAATCGCCTCGATACATTCAATACCACCTTGGGTATAGTGCTGTGGTTTATTTACGCTGTCCATTAATATACTTCTCCGTCAATTATTTCGTGATTTCTTACAACAAAGAGACCACCGTCTTTAACATCCACCATTGCGAAACCGAGATTCCATTTGGTGTAACCATAAGGTGCGTACTCAGGGCGTAATGTACAGAGCGCACCGGTAGAATAAGCTACGATCTTGTCACCTTTCAGATTACCTTCGCGGTGCTCACTCTTCTGGTGATGATGACCGATGAGGATAGACGACTTAGCTCTGAGGAATGCACCACGAGCGGGGTTAACCGGAGCCATGATTGAATGGCCGAACTCATGACCATGCAGGATGGCCAACTTACCGGCCCAGATTATCTCCCGGCCAACCACTTTAATCTTGTACTCGTTGCAACGCAGTTGTTCTTCAAGTTTCAAGCCGTGCATACCTTCGATCTCTCTGGCGTTACGCAGTATGAACCGGCGCAAACGCTCTTCATGATTACCGAATTTGAAATAGATCGGGATATCACCGAACTGTTCACGCAATAGAGCAAAAAAGTTGCGAGCCATCTCGATCTCTTCCATAATGGTAGGTCTTTGAGTCTCGCGATCAAAAGAGGCGACGCCGTACATATCCAAAAGATCACCGTTAAGTACGATACCGGTTATGTTCTGCTCCTTACCGTACTCCAGCGCAGCAGTTAAAGCTACGGCATCGTGTTCCGGGAAGTGGATATCAGATAAGATCAACCACTTACCCTTACCAAGACGCACCTCTTTCTGCTTAGGTAAACTGGTCATCAACTTGTACTTCTCGAGTCCTTCTTTGATAGTGGATTTCTGAGGTACGAAATTCTCTGACTGTTTCAATTTCGTCCCACCTTTTGTTGCACCAGTAAGATTACGTATGTAGAGGCGGACCGCATCCATCGTAGGAAAGAGACCTACTTCTTTTTGAAAGATTATACGAGCCAGTGTTTGCTTTGCAATGATCATCTTACCGTCTTTGTCAATGTATTCCGACAAATAGGTAGCTACGATGTCCGCTTTGGTTGTCTTCTTTGTCATAATTTTGTGCGAATATAAACTATTTAAACTCGTTTTGCAAATCAGGGAAGAATTGCAGGTCGCTCCGGTAGGCTTCGATACCGTATTTTTTTATCAGCATACGTAACGTGAAGGATGCCGTTGACATATCACCAGTATAGTAGTCGATAAGGTAACTCCACTCCATCACTACCTTATCTGAATACAGAGAACGCTGGTTCATGTAGAAGTCCCGGTATTTGACCGAATTAAGAGCCGCAAGAATGGGTTCCATATCCTGCCACTTGTTCTGTTCCCTCATTACTTCGAGTACACGAAGCCATGTCTCCCTTCTATTAGGTGCGGCGTTGACTGCAAGGAAAGCATGTGCAAGCCTGTATCTCGGAATCTGTATTATTTTTGATAATAAGATAAGGCTCTCAGATACTTCCATGTCCCAGGCTTCCGGTTGGTCTACGTGCTGCTCAAGTACAGCACGAGCGGCGTGGTTGTATCCGCTGTAGTACAACTCACGACCGAGGTAATACAGCGTGCGGGTATCGCACTCACTATTCACGTAATCCCGGAGCATACCTGTGAGGTAATTACTCCTGTCGGTCTCGTGATTCTGACCGTGCTCCAGTAGGACAGCATCTATCGTATGGGTTTGGGTCTCACACTCCGATACCAGTGCTTCATGTACTGTACCCTTCCATCTGAACTTGTGCTTGTTATAGAATTTATGATGACGGAATTGTAGGTTGGGAGACCCATCATCATTCCTGGCGTATACAAATTCGTACTCAATCCTGTCCACACCGCCTGCGATTATTCTATTCAACTCGTCAATACAGAACTCCGTGGTAACGAATTCATCACAGTCCGGCATGAATACAAAAGGTTCCCGGACGTACTCATCAACAATGTAATTACGAGCAGCAGCGAAATCAAAATAGGTCTGGCCTTCTTTGAGTATGTGGTCACCGAGTACATTATTACAAACCTCTTCCTCTCTTTCTGTTATTGTTTTCCGGAAGGATGTGTTCTCGACAACATGGGTAGCACCGGCTTTAAACGCTGCACCTACTGTATCATCTGTTGAACCCGTATCGAGTACGTATATGTTTCCGGTAAAGCCTTGGTTGCGTAAGGACTTGATTAAACGAGGTAGAGTCTTCTCCTCATTGCGTGCGATTACTGCGACTGCAAAATTCATAGCCGCGAATATACGACACTAAAACAAAGAAATCAAATATTTTTTATAGTGAAGCGGTGCTTTAAAGCAAGAACAAGTAAGAGGAAGAGTGCGATAATACCCCCGATCAGGTACGAATCTACCTTATTCTTCTCGGTATATACCCGCACGGGTACTGTTGTCTCTATCTTTATTGTATCTCTCTGCAGGAAGGTGTCTGTTTTAGTATGTGCTGAGACCCATCCGTTACGGGAAGTAATTGTTATCCTACCTTGCTTGAAAACGGTATCTCTCTTGATGACGTCGACCGGGAATAAGAGGGTGTCACCAGGTACAATAAATGTATCGATCTCGGTATGAGTAAGAGTAAAGGTGTCAACAACCGTAGTTAAATATTTAGATAAATATTCCGGATGTTTCTTAACTACACGGTCGAATGTACGCTGGGAATTACACGCCAGCAGAATCAGGGGGAGTAGGAGTATTGCTATCTTTTTCATGTCCAAAAAATGAGGTGATCAATTTACCAGCGAAGCCGACATACATAAATATCTCAGCAGTCTTGGCGTCATTCTGCAGGACAAATGTCCAGGTTGCCGCCATGGCTGCACTGGCTGTGAATAGGGCGTAACCCAAGAGGCGCAAACGCCGGGGTGTCTCTGCCCAGAATTGTGAGGTTCCGAATTTAATTTTCTTCTGCATAGGGTGAGTTGTAATACGAGCTTATCTTCTTGTCCCAGAACGCTACCACCCCCATAACTATAATAGCACCGACAAGAAACATGTTCAAATGGAAAAATGAGAAAGCCTTACTGAAATAAATATTCAGAGCGGATACCTCAATCCACATCAGACCCAGCATGTAAGGCCAGCGATGCGCTCTGGGTAATTTGTAAATTATATTATTGTGATGGGAAAAGGAAACGATCCAGTATATTGCTGTTGCCAGGAATACAAAGAAGAAGAACAGGCGTGTGACGACAAAACTATCCATTACTTTTCGTCTACTTTTTTGTTGATTATTTTTTGGATGAGTTCCGGGGAGTAGTCAATCAACCACGGTATTATTTTGTATCCGCCCATGGTACCGATAGGTACGATGTAGCCCATCTGATTCCACCAACCCAGACTTTTACATATATGGAAAGTCAGGAAGCCACTGATGAGACCGAATGCGGTTGTTATCACCGCTTTCTTAAAGCTTAGTTCATTCTTCCTGTAGAGATCTACAAGCACGGCTCCGAGTCCCATCAGGGAGTACGCTATCCAGATCGCGATGTCGTGCAATCTTTCATCAAGCCATAATAACCACCCGGGAACTTCGTGTTGAGAAGGCATATTACAAAGATAAGAAAATTTTTCTAAAACGGTTTCTTAGGTTTAGGTGCACTAACTTCCTGTAAGCCGTTGGGCACGAGCTCTAATACGTTAGCGGATCCCGTCCTTAATTGCCGACCTATCCTATTACCTTCCTCTTGTGTTAAATACCCGTTTAATGTTGCTGCGAGCTGGTTTAGTATTTCTTCAAAGTTAGCCTTAAAGAAAACAGGTATAACAATATCGGGAACCTGAATTTTAAAGATACCGTCCTCGATGCAATCAAATAGTCGTTCTGTGCCAACTTCCACACCATCGGGGTAGCACAATTGCCACAGTTCGCATCCCAAATCTTCGCCCTGCTGTTTGCTATCGACCTTAAAATATTTATACATTAGCGTAATAAGATTGTATATTCCCTTCTATTGCCGAAATGTTTGCACTTTGGTCACTGTCATAACATACCCACTCCAACAAGTCACCACCAAACGTATCACCGAAGTCACCACCGCCGAGATAAAAAGAACCCGTAGGCGTTATCATCGAACTGTTTGTTCCTGAATATGTTTGTGTTCCATTTAAACGAATGGTTAAATCACTATCTGATTTACGACAAAGTGTAATCAATACAGTATTGGTGGAATACGCACCCGTTCCGAAATCTGCAACACCTCTATTGAATGGTTTCCATTGACCGCCTTGCGTGTATAGTCCGTAACCGCTGGCTGTTCCATTTAGATGCAGTACATAGTTATCCTGTGCTGTTGCTAATTTACACACAGCGAAAATAGTGTAGACCTTACTTGTAGAGAGAATGTTGCCGGTCATTATATCGGCGTCTGTCTTAACAAAGTTAACAGCGTAATCAGACCCGTCCGTTTCAATACTACCGGATGTAACTATTCGCGGCTGTTTACTTGCTGTGGATTGGCTTACATCGTTACTGCCAATTTGATTGAACCACGTTTTTACATCACCGTTTGTACCGCTGGTGAATGAGGTAAGTGCACTCGCATCTATTATATTGCTTGAAAAACCAAATGTCTGCTCTGTGTTATCGCTTGCACGTCTGACCGTTACACAGTTAGTCTGTGCCGTCCGTAGTTGACGAAGTGAAAACGCACCTACTGCACCAGGGTAGGCGTCAAGAAGTAATCCTCCAGGAGAGGGTGCTTTGACGAATATCCAAATCATATCGTCCTGGTTATCTTAATACGGAAACTCATGTCAACACAGCTCGAATTGCTGCTTATTGTAACCTGTATATCATCACCTGCCACAAACGTATTAGAACTGCTATGGGTTTGACTTTGTTCTGATGAGCTTACGCTGTTTGCAGTACCGCCCAATGCTGTTGTATTGATTTTAAACGTAGCTGTACAAGTTCCTGATACACTGACTGTAGTAACCTCGGTTATCGTACCGCCATACGGGATATTTGGAACCAATTTGTAAGTCTTATCTGACGGGGATTCTAACATACCGGCAATAGCATCTACAAATGTGGGATCGTCAACATAATTTGTCCAAGCTCCGGAGTGATATACCCTTATAACTTCCGTACCTGCTGTGCTATAAGCAGTACCTCCTATGGTTGCTGTACCGTTTCTTACCAATACGCGGAATCCCTTACCTTCTGTTGGAGATGGGTCACTGTAGGTTGCTGTTGCTACGTTTACGTAGAAGGTATCGAGTGAGGCCGTTAGATTACCTGAGACTACTTGCCAGGATTGGGCAGGGCCGGTAGGACCTGTCGGACCTGTCGGACCCGTAACTGTAGATGCAGGACCGGTAGGTCCGGTTGGGCCGGTAACAGTAGAAGCAGGACCAGTTGGACCTGTAGGACCCACACTCCCAGTCGGACCAGTAGGGCCAGTCACAGTTGAAGCCGGACCGGTCGGACCTGTAGGACCTTGAGGACCAGTTGGACCGATATCTCCGGTAGGACCGGTAGGTCCGGTTACAGTAGATGCAGGGCCGGTTGGACCCATGGGACCTGTAGGACCCGTAACGGTAGAAGCTGCACCGGTAGGACCAGTGGGACCTGTAGGGCCTGTAACAGTAGAAGCTGCCCCGGTTGGGCCAGTCGGACCGGTCGGGCCGGTAACAGTAGAAGCAGGACCAGTTGGACCTGTAGGACCGGTTGGACCTGCACCACCAGTGGGACCAGTTGGACCTGTAACAGTAGAGGCTGCACCAGTAGGACCGGTGGGACCAGTAACACCCGGACCAGTTGGACCAGTTGGTCCTGTTGGACCAGCCGATGCGAGCACTACGGGATTGATCTCAACAACTACCTCATTAGGTACGATCTCGAGCTGGGTGGTCTGACCCTGATATATGATCTCTACTATACTTGCCATTACGCTGTTACGTCTGGGGTTACAACTATCTTACCTGTTACCACGGTGGTTACCGCACTACCTACGGTGTACTGCAAATCAAAGAAGTACACACCTGAGAGTGTAGCTGTATCGGAAGCCGGGACAGTTATGGTTGCTGTGGTTGTACTGATGGAAATTCCGGAAGACGGGGTTTGATACGTGAACATGAGATTACCCTCGGCGTCACGTATCTGCATTTTAAAATTGTTACCTGTGAAGTCTGTGTATACTCCGAGGCTGTTTTTTATTCTGTACTGCCACTGCCAGGTGTCTCCCTGTACTATGCGACTTAATCTGTTGGGGAATTTTGCTGGGAAGGTCATGTAATAGATGCGATTAAGTGAGCCCCATCCGAAGTCGCCAGGTAGGCTGATGCATCGGAATCACTCACGGTTGAAGGTAGTACCCCGTTGGAAGCCCAACGCGATAGACGAGATAGTACAGTATTCTTATCATCGTCGTTGTCGAAGAGGTCGAGATTGGCGGACACGAATAACAGGAAGAGACCTTTGGATTCAGCCGTGTCGTACTTCGAGCAGGGCTTGTCGTACTTCTGCTTATTCAACTTCTCCTGTTCCAGATCTACAACGTAGCGCTCTGAAGCCAGGATTATTTTAGCAGCGGCGGTAGTCGTGTACTTAACAGCCACAGTCCAGACCGTAGATATTGGTATCACCACTCAGACAGTCATCGAGATCAGAAGATAAGTCTTCCATGATTTCCTGTACTGTGGTGTACTCACCTTGTTCAAAGGCCAGGAGTAGAATCCTGTATCGTCTGTCGTATTCTGCAAAGTCGTTACTCTCGAGATCACCAAGTGCGAGCTGCGCAAGCTTGGTCTTGAGTTCGATATCGCGCAAGCCGTAAGCAGTAGCTGCTGTATCTGATACTCCGGTAAGGGAGAACTGAAACTTCCATACGCCATCACTCAGTGTCGATTCTGTTTCGATGTAAGTGGTTAAGTCGAAGGTAGTACCTGGGTTAAACAGAGTTACTACATCTTCGGGGTTAGCCAATACACTACCGTCAGGACTCGTTACCGTTACGGTAGATGCTGATACGCTTGATCTCAGACTGTTGGGTGAGCCCCATCCGCCAGGATTTGATATCGCATTGTACACACCGGTGGTATCCTCAAGGATTACAGAATCTTTGGTGTTGGTTATACTTACTGAAATTTCGAGTGCCATACTTATTTATTCAAAGTTACGAAATTTACCTGTATTTATCGATATCGACACCAGCGGCATGCAATCTGTTATTCATCTCGGTGTTGTTTGCACTAACCAGTTTGCGAATAACTTCATCACTCAACCTTTTAGCTCCGGCTTCTTGTGCGAAGTAATCCAAGGTCTTGGTGTACATCTCTGTTTTGTAAGAGTCGTATACGCGATCAAATACTTCTTTGTGCTGCATTATGATAGCGTTGTACTGATCCTTGAACTCATCAATCTTTCTACTCTTCTGTTCCGCAGTTAAAGTAGGGTCTTTCTCTATCAGACTGATTTCATATTCGGTTCGAGTAAGCTGTGAGTCGAATGTCTCGTAGTCAAGCGAAGCCATTACTCTCTTACCGACATCTCTTTTGAATTCCAACAGAAGATCAAAAGGTACGGGAAGAGAAGCCTCGCTTTCGTTATCGATAATCATCTCACGTTTTGAACCAGAAGCTATTGCAAACTTAGGATCTGGTCTCATCAGTGTGAGGAATGACATATTAGGAATTACCTGAAGGGTACGGGTACCAAGGCGTGCTGCATCCTCAAGTCTTGACGCATACTTAACCGCACGACTTCTCTCGTCCTCATTGTCTCTTCTGATTCCGAAACCAAATGGGTCAATAGCGGCTTGAAGTATAGCCAGAGCTGAAGCAGTTTTTGGGTCAGCAAATGTTCTGCCGGTGTATCCGTTGGGAGCCCCAAAGTTATTGTACATCTCTTTGTAATACTTGCTCTCAAGGAAACCAAAAGGAGTTTTAACACTCATCTTCAACCTGGCCTGTTCTGCGTTACGACTGAACCAGTCACCACCGTAGTTGATGAATACCTCACGCAACTCCGTTGTAGTAGGTGATCTCTCACCCTCTGCTCTCTTACCTGCAGACAAAGTGTTGTTGTAAATCGGAGACATCATAGACGAGAAGAATTGTGTGAGTACGGGGTCAAGTGGTCTCTCTTCCCCCTGTGCCATAAGTCTGAGGGTTTCCAAAACGTCACCTGTGGATTGCAGGAATGCGAGGTTATCACCAGCGGTACCGACAGCAGAGACCGCAAGTTGAGACCAGGTTATAGCATCGTCAAGCGATTTTTGAAATACGGACTGGTTACCGTTAAGGTTATACATACGAGCATTTTCTCTATGACTCTTATGTAAAGCAAATACGTAACCGAGCATACCCATGTTGGTAGTGCTGAAACCAAAACCGGTTTTCCTGTCTTCAACCCTACCGAGACTACCTATGATACCCTTAAGTTGTCCCTGCTTAACCAGTTTTCTATTGTAACCCTCGTTAAACATAATACCTTTTTGTACACGCACAAGTTTATCGCCTTGATTTGGATCCACATAGTATTCATCCTCGTCGTCGTCAAATGCATTTAACATCACACGACTGATGGTACCGAGAATAACAGAGATAGCCAATAGGTTAACCCTTTTCTCCAGCATGCTATTACTATAGAACAGGTCCTCTTCTGCTTTCTGTATTCTCTTTTCAAGTACTTCATTACGTTTACCTGGAACCCTTTCGGCGTACAATGACTTCAGTTTCTTATTACCTGTAGCCACACCTACTGATCTATGTACTACTTCAGCCAGAGCGAAAGAAGGGTGTGCATATAGGAGACCCTTGTAAATCACGTTGGTCGGTACGGTTACGAAAGGTGACAGGCTGAATACAAACATATCAAGCATACCGGTAACGTGCTGCATTGCGAAGTCGAGTTGTGCTTTAAGCCTGTGATGGAATTTATCACCGGATTTAACTGACATCAGAGCTTGTCTTCTTTGCTCATTAGCCATGTTGTAATAATTACGAGGTAATTTGTCAGCACTGGTGCGTAATTTAAGTGCGGCTTTCTGTACCATGTTCTCACCCATGAAGATGGCTTCCTGTCCTAATTTGTGCCAGGGTTTATCTGAGTCCGTTCCGACAGCAGTTAACGCCATTATGCGGAAAGCTTCTTCGGGTTTCAACCCTTTAGCTGATGCATAATCACTGATGGCCTGATAAATCACGGCGTTCTCAATTTGACGGTCGAGTGAAAAAGCCAAGGCTCTGATGTTGACTTGAGACATACCCATTATAATTGGGTTGGCTGCAATTAATGTACTCAGGAAGTCTTTCCATTTCGGATCTTGCAATCCAATTACAGTACCGTCTTCATCAACCATGAGTACCCGATCTATTTCCTCAGCCCATTGTTCAAAGCTGACATTGCGCAAACCAATCATTTTAAATAAGCGATGTGCATCTTTGAGTGGCTGGTTGGCCATGTTCAAGTCCTGCATCTTACTTATGTCAGTAGCTGCTGTGCTGTGACCATCTCTGATAATCTGCTTAGTTTGTTGCCATGATGATTTCCAAGCCAGGGCGTCACCGAATGATTCAACGGTACCCTTACTCTTATTGACCATTTTGGATATCTCGTTTATGAGATTCTTCTTTGTCTTGGTCACCATGTTAACACCAATCTTCTTAAGTAGGTAACGGGTTGCATCTGTGAGACCCAACCAATCCCCTATCTTAGCCAAATATTTATTCTCAAGGTTACCCCAAGCACCAACCGGAGTAGATCGTGTCGATAACAGGGCCCCGATTATAGCCGTCTTGTACCTATCACTCCATATCCAGTTCCCACCTTTGTAACGCATAGCCAGATCGGCATACTTCTGCTTGTATCTGTTATGTTTAGCCTGGGCGTCGAGTACGGTAGTGATGAATTGTTTATCATTTATAAGGCCGGGATCTGCTTTGAGTCGGTCGAGTATGTTCCGATAAGCCAATGCGCTATCCGCTACATCTTTCGCCAGTGCACGCAACACGCGCTTGACTCCCTCTGGTATACGCATACCTTTAGGTAATGTCTTTTCAAGGGCAGCTACCGCCAGGTCTTCGAGTACACCTTGAGGTCTGCTCTCTGCAAGTACTCTGTTGTACGCGAGTATGCGACCGGCAAATGAGGCCATACCTTTAACCGCAGCCAGTGCGTTCACCTGCTGTGAATCAGCCGTGGTGGGATCAAAATTAGTCAAGGCTATGATAGCTGAGGCATAGTACTCCGTCAGTCTGGCGTCGAGTATGTTCTGTGAAAAGTATTCAATTACTGTTTTCGCGTCTATACCTAAGCCGGCGCTGTCAACAAGTTCTGCAGCCTCAGCCAGGGTATAGGTAACGGAGTAGCTACGACTGTCTGCATTAACTGCAGCTCTGAGGTGAGCCGGAGTGTTGGGGTTCTCAGCTATCTTACCCATGGCTTTAGCGTAGGGTTCACCAAATGCTGTAGTCAGTTCGTCAATATCTATACTGTCAAGTAGGGTATCGAAGATGACGTAATCAGAAAAAACCTCACCACTTGGTGTGTTACCTTTTTGTAAGTCCTCGATGTATTGTTCAAGTGGTACGCTCGGAGAGGCTTGTTGTAATAACTGGAACTCCTTCCTCAGTCTTACCTGGAGGTCGTGATAGACTTGAGGAGCAGTAGTGGTAGCAGTCATTACCTTCGTGTACTCCGCATCAATGTGAGCTTCAATGAAAGGTTTAAAGGATGGGTCTCCTATGAAAGCCTGAGTCATTACACCTCTAAGATATCCTTTGTCGAGCATGCTCTTCCAGACATCTTCTTTGGTTTTCTTTGGATCATTCTTTAATTCGGTATCGAGCTCCTGGGTAATGTCTACCGGGTTTTGGTTGGCGAGAGTCTGGTAACGTATATCAGGATTCTGTGAGGTAGTGGGAGACCCATCCGTATTCACTCCTGTCACACCCACGGCTTCCGGACTTAACATCGCACCGGCTACCAGAGCTGTGTACTTCTCGAGTGTCAGGGACCGGAGTGCTTCCGGGTCCATAGTGAGACCCAATGTATTGCCGATAATTTTCCACAAATCCTTCAGCCATTTCATCAGCGGAGAAGTTTCACGAGCAAGTAATTTCTCACCTTTGTCCGAGATCGCCCAAGTCAGAGCTTCTTCAAGCAGGGCTTCACCTTCCAGGTTGGGATAATTTTTCTTGACCTCATCAATGTAAGCCTGACCTTCTTGTTCAATCAATTCTAAACCGCGAGCATAGAACTCAGGGTTGGTCTGTTTAATGAATGAGTTCCAGATGTGACCGAACTCGTGGATCGGGGTATCCGGACGTGCAGTGCGGGGGTCGATGTATACCTTACCGTCCTTTACGAAACCGAGTACTTTGTTTTCACCTGTGGTTTGAGTCAGACCGGCCTCACTCAGTACTCTATCTATCTCAGCAGTATCAGTAATAACTTCTGTGGGAGACCCAAAGAGAGTCTGGAAATTAGTACGCAATCTGTCAATGAGGGGTTGGAGAGGAGTGGGTCGAGCAGGTTCGGCAACCTGATACATTGTATTCCTATCGGTATCACCGTACTCTTTTTTCAAACTACGACTCTCGTTGTAGATCTGTCTGAACTCCGGGTCGGATAAATTCTTAACACCTTTGTAGTCGTTTATCATAGCCTCACCGGTAAACGTACCGGCATCGGTATGTAAAGCTTTACCGTCTTTGTATCCCCAGTTTCTATTTGCCGTAAAATCGTTCCAGAGAACATTATAAGAACGAATATCATCGAAGCCATATTTCCTAAGAGTATCTTGTAGCGCTGAATTGTTGTTGTCAAAATCTATAGGAGAGAATCTGGACAACTCCTTCAACATAACACCGAAAGTAGTAGTCCCGATTTCATCGCCTGTTTCGAGATCGAACACGGGAACAACATCAGAAGACTTAGCTCTGGGTACGTTATCAACAACCACATAGTTGAGACCGACTTCGTGTGATTCAGGGATAATCGACCCCGCGATGTAGTTGTCACCTTCTGCGGAGTTCTGTCTCAAACCCCTTGCGGTCTTGGCAACCTTCAATACTTTTCCATCGCCGATATCATACACATCTCTATCACTTCCGCTTCCTATCTTCTGTAGATTTGAGAAGTCGAAACGCTCACGAGCTACTTGTTCGGTATCGTAACGGAAGCCTATCTTCTCATCTGTTCTAAGACCGAAGATAGGTTTTACATCTTCTGCTACATCAGTAGTTGAAACAGGTTGAGCTGCTAACTGGAACCTTATTTCTTCTTGCTTTTGTTCGGCAGTTTTTTCAGGTCCTGCTTGGGGCTGTCCTTCCTGATTTGCTTGGCCACTTCTGGTTTCTGGCTGTACAGGTACTTCTGTTGTTTCTTGCTTTTGAATGGCATTATTTTGAGGGCTTGTTTGTTCTATTGTGGGAGGCCCAATGACAGGGCCTTCACCAGGAGCTTCTGCACTCGGCTCTTCTGTCATGGCTCCACCGGTAGCAGGAGGTTCTTCTGCAGGAGGTTCGTTTGAGGGAGGCCGTTTCAAATCGGGTTCAGCCGGGTTGGCGGCATCTATATTCTGCAACTCAACCAGAGCTTGATCCTGCATGTTAACCGCACCTCGCGCTGCTTCTCTAACCGCTACGGGTTGACGAGGGTCTTCAGCTACACGCTCGAGTAGTGAGCGTACTTCATCATATCTGGTACCTTGTTTGAATAGTTCGGGTGTGTTAAACGCAGATGACATGAGACCCGATGTGGTTGCAATAACCAACAACTGCCTGATGCCCTGGTCGGTATTCTCACCGAATGTTGTACGCGATGCCTTGTCCCAATCGAATCCGGATTCAACAAGTGCGTCAAGATACATACCGGAATATTCTTCAAAGGTTTCACCGGTTGTACCGAGAGCTACCTTAGTAAGGAATGTTCCGAGCTTACCCCACTTACCTGTGAATTTGTCAAGACCGAGCTTATCAAATACCATACCGCTACCCAGGGTTTCACCCACACCGGTAGCCGCACTCTCAGATGTCGGCGCATAGACCATGGCTCCGTGAACAGCATGTGCTGTAAAGTCGGTAGCGAATGAGGCAACAGATCTACTACCTGTTAACTTCAATACACCGCGAGTCAGAGGGCGCAGATATTTACTTGAACGAATTGCTTCTACACCACCTATAATATTACGGCTCACCATGATCTCAGCCATGATGGGTACCATAGCTACCATACTACTGGCTACTTCTTCACCGAGAGTTGCTTCCTGTTTGTCTATCTCTTCTTGTTTGAGTTCGATATCGGTACTACCTACAGCATCAACATATGCACGGAACATCTCCCTGCTATTGTTATACTTACTTACGAAATCCGAGCCCGGTAATATATTCTTAGCAGAACTCATAGCCGCTCCGGCTATATCGTTTTCTTCCGGTTCGATATCCACGTTAGCCATCAGCCTGATGTTCAGGGCCGTGAGCTGTGCTCTGTATTTATCAAGCAGGGTGAATACATCTTTATATGCTTCTTTCTGTTCAGGAGTTATGTTACCCTCGAGACCCTGCAGGTACACGTTGCGGGTTTTACCATACACCTTCTCCAGGTGTTCTACTTTCTTAAACAGTTTGTCGCGGACCTGATACAATTTTTCAACAGGTTCTTTACCGTACATCTGCAGGGCGTCATCAACTTGTTTCTTGTAGGCGACAGCCTCTTTGGGTGCATCTTTTGCATCGCTCAACTTACCGGTAGCTGGGTTGTATAACATGCGAGACCCACCCACTTTGCGCATCAATTCAAAGCGCATTGATAGGGCCTCATCTCCACTTACCTTACCGGTGTTCAGTTTATTAATCATCTCAGCTACTTCATAGCCGTACTGATCGGTGATGAGGTCCATCCCTTTCTTGTCGTACTGACCACGTAACTCAGATATCTTCTCGAATTTGGTAACCCCTTTTGCTGTTTGAATATCCTGGTTTGTCAGTTCATCAGCCACATAGTCCAACCACTTCTCTTTGTACTTGAGTATTTCAGCGTCGGCTCCTTCCTCACTCATACCTTTGTACATAAGGTACTGTTTGAAGTTATCTTTATTTAAAACAAAGGTACGACCGTTAACCAGACTCTGAGCCTGATTCTTTGTAACTCCATTGCTCATTGTTACGCCGCCAGCAAAGACGGGGTCGAATAGTATTCGAGAAAAGAATATGGGATCGCTACCGTCAACTTCTCGTACAACAGGATTACCCTGCATGTCGAGTTCTGCTGTTGGTATTGTATACCGTTGACCGGTTATGAAAGGGTTCTGTTCTTCTATGCTCTTAGCAAGATAAGCTTCCTTAGCAGAAGGAGATGTAGCAGCAGTAAAGATCTCTTTAGTCTGTTTAGCATCAACAGCTTTCTGAGCAGGAGTACGGGTATCTGCGTAATTAGAGAAACGAATAGGTTCGGGTTGCTTGATGGGAGACCCAACCGAACCCGTGGTTATTGCTTTCTTTACGTCATCAAGTGAGCGCAGGTTGTACTTTGTAGATAGTACTTCTACATTCTCGGGAGTGAATATAAATTTCTCCAACATGGGCATGGCTACGAATTGATCGTAGGACAAACCCTTTATCTTACCAGCTACCTGCTCGTCATAGAAACGCTTAAGGAAGGGGGCGGGATCAGATCCAGATGTGGATTCTAAACCGGTAGATGCTAAGGTAGAATTCGAAAAGCTTTCTGGTTCTAACTTTTTTTTTTCGGTGAGATCAACACCGAGATTACTTAGTTCTTCCTGGTTGGCTTCATCTGCTGCCCAGGTTTCAAAGAAATCTGCACTCGGGAAAATCTCTTTAAGATTCTCGTTGTTCTCGTATACGTCGCGGTAATTCGCCATCTTGTTTTTTACTTTCCTTTATTTAATTCGTCTGCTTTTTTCTGCAACTCCTCTACACCTTTTTCTACGGCTTCGAGTACCTTTGTTCCCCCTTCGAAATCACCAACACCGGGTACGTACTTTGTCTTCTCAATATAGTACCCGTTTAAACCTGTCTCATCGGTTATGTAATAAAATACCCGATAAGTAGGTTTCAGAGAATAGTAATTTGATTTAACGCCGTTGCTCATGAATTTACCTTCCTCATTTATACGAAGTGGTAATCCAGCTACATCAGACGGAAGAACAACCAGCTTTTGTATGAGAGGTTTTGTAATGGTATTTTTTGGTTGACCGGCTTCCCACGTACTTGCGTTCATAGTTGATGCTCCAAGTTGTACACTTTTGGGACTCACTGCTACATTGTACTCGTACTCTGTCTTAATCTTAGCAGTAGGATGAGATGCTATCTTGTACTGGTCACCTTCTACAATACGATTGGTCTGAGACCCAACCTCAAGGCCGGTGTTTACGTTAACGTAATTATTATTTACCCGCTGTAAGTAGAAACGCTGTGCACTCCTGGCTCTTGTGTATTGAGCCATCTCTTCCATCAGGGTCTTCTTTAATTTTTCGGTATCTTCAAACGGTATATTTCTTACAGCGGCGTATTGTTCTCTAAAGTCTTCATAAGCCAATGTCTGATCAGCAGAAGCCTCTATAGATGCAGGAGTATCTCTAAGACCTTTAGCTAAAGCATAAGCTTCTGCGTCTTTTATGGTTACAAAAGGAAGTAGACTTTCTTCCGTAACCTTGCCCCCATTTTTATCTGTAACCTCGAAGCGCTGCGAGAAATTGGGAAGACTGCTTCCTGTCTTCATGATCTGAGCCTGTAGTGCTATCTTAGGTGGCATGTATAAATGCACATCGCCGGTATCAGCAACAGCCACATAAGGACTCTCAATACCCTTGGCTCTTGTTTTCTCAACAAGATCTTTATAAGTACTGGCTGTATTGTAAATATTCTGAAACTCCCTCACCTCTGGAGCTACGTACATTGTACGTTCTGCAGCGGGGGTAAGCATCTTATCGATCTCGGCAAAGCGCATACTCTTAGCTGTGAGTTCGGCCATCTTTGTATTGTAGGTAGTGCGTATATCCCAGAGTTTATTTTTCCAATTGGGATCACCACTGTTCCTTGCTTCCATTGCGGCGTCCTTTGCTTCAACACTTAATCTCATGGCTTCATCGACAACAAGACGGTGTTGTTTAAACTTACCGTTCAAAGCAAAGTCTTCCATTGTCTTGCGATACTCTTCCTCGTCTCTCTGTGCTTTCTCTGCACCTATCTTCTGCCTGTTGAGGTCCGCTTGCATGTTCATGCGACCGAGAGTGGCTGCATCATTTAGCTGTGCACTGAGGCCCGTTCCAAGTCCTACGTCAATACTGTTTTCCATTATTTAAAATTGTAAGAACTGGGCTGCATACCATAGAAACCATCAGCTCCTTTAACCATACCTTTCCTTGAACCATAGAAACCATCGGCTCCTTGCGTTAATCCCGGCATCTTGTTGGGGTCAACCGAAGCGTCGTAACCATAAGGTACATTCCTACCTTGTTCCATACCTTCAAATATCGGAGCCATTCCTTGCTGATTGTACGGGTCTAATGTAGAAACAGGGTAGTCCATAGTAGGTTGTGCACCACCGGAATTACCACCGGAGTAACCACCGGAGTAACCACCGGAACCGCCAAACATTTTGCGGACTGCCGGCATACCGTAGTCGATAGCCTGAGCCATATTTCCTGTGCCGGCACGCAGTGCCCCACCAAGGGCTTGTTCCTGCATGAGTCTGTACTGACGACGAGCCTGGGTATCCATATTCATTTGAGACACCAGAGAGCGACGAGCTGATTCTAATTGTCCCATGGCTGTTCTCCTTTCCTGATCACTCATCTGAGCCAGGCGGAGTCCAAGGTTTGCTGTGTCGACAGATGCTGCACGGGCCAGGTATGAACCCATCCCGGAACTGCTGTCTGCTATATTACGATAACGGGCGGCCTGTTGTGATTGTGCGGTATTAGTTGCCAGATCGAGATAGGATTGAGGTACTCCTTGTTCCATTCTTTCCTGGAACATACTCACGTTCTGTTTTAAAGGGTCTAAGTTGTCGCTGAACTGAGCCATCCTTTGTTTGCGTAGCTGATTCAGTCTGTATAGTGATACACCAGATTGAACGAGGCCCAATCCAAACTGGGCTGCAGCAAAGGCTGGGTTTGCCATACCTGCAGCAGAGGCAAGGTATCCCATGTTGGCGGCATTATTTAAAGGTGTAGCCATCAACTACAAATATACAACCGTTTTAACGATTATACAAACGAGGGCTTGGTCGGACTTTAACTATGTAATTGTTTAATCTCTGATACACATTGTTCTCGAATACGAATGTACTCAATAAATATCTACCGAATAGACGTGAGGTATCACCTGTTGTTGATCCCGGTACTCCTGTATTCTGGATGGCAGCGTAGTGGTAGTCCTCGCGTGTTTCAAAATCTGTATCTTCCAAATCACTCTGATGCGCAGAGGTTGCGAATAAGATTTTGTAGGGTGCAAGGTCTGAGACCGATTGAACGGCTTCGTAATACTTGGTAACATTCGGCTCCCAGTTTAACACCGAGGTAACAAATGGTTCATACGTATTACCATAGTACGTGGCATAACCTGTCTTGTCGTGTACGTATATCTGCTTCTGGTTTGCCGGGTTAGGACTTAAGAAGTTGTTGATATGGGAGATGTACATGTCGGGCCAGTATGAATGCTGAGATCTCCAGCGGTTAGCCAGTTCATCCCATACGATTGTGATACGAGTATATATAGCAGGGTAGGATTCCACACCGAATGGACCGGTCCAGAAATCTTCCCAGTCTTCACCTACTCCGGGTTCGTATTCATCGCCGCTTACAGTGAATGTTGACTTAGCTACGTAAATGTAAGGGAGACCGTCCGGACCCTTTGAGTTCAGGGTGTAACCGAGATCGCCCTGGTTGAAAGCACCTGCCGAGCCCCAGTGACGAACCGCATCGAAGTTGAAAGACTTCATAGTGAAGATGGCTTCGTTGTGTCTGTCATTCCACACACCGTGAACACCGTAACCCGTGATGGGTTCGCTGTACGATCTCAAGAAGTCGGCATCCTCAAGTAGGAAGGAACGTATACCCATGTCGGATATCACCTTGGTTCCATCTGCACCGAAGCGGATAATCCTGCGGAGCTGATCGTTGTACCAGTACGCAGTCGTCTTTCCGTTTGGTGTTTTACCTACTACTATACTCCACTTCTTATCGGTACCTATGGAGCTTAACTCCTGACCTGTATTTGGGAGTATACCGCCGGTTCCCAACACTACCTCTATTCCGGAAGGATCGGTGGTCAGACTTGTTTCGTTGCTGTACAAACGACGGAAGGAGTTTAGTTGCCAACTGTAGAGAGCCCCATTCATTGAAGCTATGTGGGATATGGCGCCATGGGTGGCATCGAGGTCTATGAAATCTGCGGGTTTGAATATGCGGTAGTTATTTTTTTCTGAGCCCGATTGCTTACGTTGAGAGTAAGCTACACGCACGGGATTGTTACCGTCGTAGTCGTCGTTCTCATCGTAACCGGCCTCACTCAGAGGAGGTTTGTTGAAATTGTATCCGGTGTCGTATGCATTCTGGTTTGTTACCTCTGGCCATTGTTCAATCCAGTATGCCAAACCGTTTCCAATTGTACCGACAACGTAAGTCTGGGTACCGCTTGTTTGCAGATTATCTACATACTGAGGGAATAAGTAACCCGGACCGGTGTGAGACCCATCGTGTTCTTTGACTTTACGTAACTGTGTGTTCGCTACGTTCTGAGAGTAGAAAGAAGATGCTATACCCTCACCGATATAAGAGTTCTGTGCCAATTGGGTATGTGTCTTCTGAGTATACACATCACCATATACATCCAAGGAAGAGGTGGTATAATTATCATCAACCCTAACTTGTGCATTACACGAGTGGTATTGAGTAAGCTCTTTATTCTTATTATACTTCTGATAACCACCTTTGTCGCGGAAGATAACACCGTAATAGAAACCGTTGGTCGGAGGTGTTGTTATAGCAGATGCTAATTCAAATACAACATCGGGTCTCCACTTCAAGTTCCCATCAGCGAGTGAGATTTTATCCGCACCAGAGGTGGAGAGCTGAGATGCTCCGTCTCTTAACTTGTAATAATCCGTTATTGTTCTACGCTGTAAGGTAGGATAAGCACCATTCACTCCAAAATAACCGTACTGGTCACGATAAGAGGAAAAACCTGCTACCTTAGAACGAAGAAAATAATGAGAAGTAGAAGAACGAGCGGGAGCCCCAAAGTAAAACAACTGGTCTCCGGATTCGAATTCATAATCTGTGCTTCCAAGCATGATATCAGGACAGAAACCAAATGCAAAGTTAGAAGAGTTTACACGGGAACCTGTAGGGAACGCATTAGTACCGCTATACGTATGAGGCCAAACAGTGTTTGGTGTACCTGGAACGCTCTCACCAGGTAGGAATACACCGGTAGCTATCACCTCTCTATCAACATCGGCTCGTACTATTTCGTAGGCGTCGATCAAGCGGAAGAGCTGCTCGCCGGTTGTGGGTTCTATGTACTGTAAATTGATACCGGCAAACCGAACAAAGAAAGAGTTGGTCTTGGTATTGGCTGCGTTTGTAAAGTTGAGCTTGACATTGTTCGCAGTCCGACGTCCGGAGTACGAACTCGCTTCGCCATCAATTGTGATATCGTCTACCCAATATGCACGGCTCCACTTACCGGTATCTTTCCAACGTACTCGTATACCGTAACGATAGGTTTCCATGAACATGTGAGACCCAAAGCGGTTCACATTAACCGGGACTTGGTACTCACCGTACTTGTAATCGGCCTCACTATTCGTTAAAGAAGTAATGGTTGAATCCAACACACCAACGGAATCAAGCTCCTTATTCTCAAGACTATGGGTAATTGTCTCAGCCCACGTAGTTAAGTCAAGGTCAGCTTGCTCCTTACAGCCGGCAACAAACATGCGACCATGATGTATAGCAAATGATTCGATCTTACTGTACTTGACCATGGCTTCGGCTATCTCATTTGTACCCAGAGGTATGTCGTCTTCACCTACACCGGTGTGCTCAAGCTGTAAAGTAGTTGTTGATTCCGTAAGGTTGTATCTCCTCACTACTTTAGCAGTGAAGGAGTCTCCTATGTACTCAACAGCTACGAGCTCAAAGAATTTATAAACACCCTGGGGTATGTTGTCAAGCAGGAGCCTGACACTTTTATCCGTTACCTCGCCGTCAATACCGCCACTTATTTTAGACGGCTTGCTTATTGTAGCGGGGTAAACCGGTACGGGATTTGTAAAAGGGATCAGTTCTGTAGCAATCAGGTCCTCAGTTATGAAACGACCTGAGTATCTTTTATTGCCGGAAGACAGACGTCCGCCGCCTTCGATAACGCTATTGAATTCCAGGAAGCATGCCGGACTTTTAAGGAAGAAGTAGGTTTCAGAATCTATACTCTGGAGATCGTAACGACCACCGTTTACAGATAGACATGAATCCTGTACGTAGTGAGACCCAGCTACAGCGGTGTCGAGTCTGTCGACTTCCACAACCCTGGGTTTAGTATTACGGTCAGTCATGTACAGGAACACTTTGTTTCCAATTCTTTCAGCACTCATCTGCACGCGAAACTCCTGGGAGAATCCGAGCTGGCGACTGCGCAGTAGACGCTTGTAAGAGTAAGCTTCTGTATTCTCGTTAAACTCTATGACTCCGATCTCGACAACCTGAGTTGACTGATAGTAATTATTACGAGTAGCGGATACCAGGAAGATTTCTCCACCCATGTCTACACTACCTATTGGTTTCAGGTCTTCATCCTTATCGAAGTATTCCTGAATCAATTCTATCCTCTGGATTACATTACCAGTAAAGGCAAGACCCCAATCGAAATCTACGATAGCTGCCGATGTTACATCGAAGTAACCCGAGTTGCTACCTGTAGTTGTGAGTGTGCTGTATGTAAAAGGTACAGCACCGTAGTACTGATACAATCCGTTGGTCGCATCGTCGATCAGTAATTTGATCTGAGTAAAGTAGGCCGAGATGGTTGAAAAATTAACAAGAGGTCCACCATAATCAGTGAAGTCCATTGCGAGCTGGGACGTACCTGCGAATGGTATCATACCCTCGTCTATGATCGTGAGTGTACCAGTCCTTGCATCAGGGTCAATAGCAGGAGAAGGAATTAAATCCTTCTGTATGTATATCCTGTACTTCCTACCGGTAGTTTGTGTTACTTGCGGTAGCGTGAGGCCCAACCCATTTCCTTTGACCGGTAAGACCACATTGTTATCGCTACCGGTATTATCACGAGTGCGTATATCGAAAGCATCCGTATAAGAACCACCACCCACATTGAGCAGGTCATTGTCCATATCCAGTCCTGCGACTGGTGTTATTCTGATTGGTTGACTCATTATACCAGAGCTTGTTTTTGATTGGTGTACTCACGCTTGTACTGATCAATCACGAACTGATTGAACTTGTCGAAGTGCTTGAGTGTGTACTTCCAACAGAAGTAACCAACCAGCATGCGCTCCCAGTCATCAGGTATAATCGGGTCACCATTGCTATCGGTAGCGAGAGCTTTGTATGTAACCGATACTTCGTCACCGTCTTCAAGACCGTTGTCGCTGCAGAAGGCGATGTAATTATCCATCACGTCATAATCCCTGCCTTCGCAGTACGAAGTACATTCCTCACCGCCTACCGAAACAATAGAGATGAAGTCGTCGGGCAGCAGCGCTTTACCGTCGAACAATTCAATGTCGCGAGTCTTTGTCTTGAATACTTTATAGGACTTGAAAGTCTTGAATACCTGGCGAGAAAGGATCTCGAACCATAGGAAATTCTCCTGGTATGATGCGCCCAACTGCTCACATGCGGAAGCTATTGCGTCATTTAATCTCATTTGAGTTGTGGTTTATCTTGCGAATTTGAAATCAGATCTGCCGGCATGCGCAGTTTACTGAAGAGTGAAGTAGTAACGAGTTCAATCAATTCCCTTTCAACCGTTGAGTCAACAGGGTATCTATCGGTATCTTTCCGGTAACCCGGTACTTCTGTCGGATCGTTAAAGATGGCCTGTACTTTTATCTTCTCGAGCTTTGGATTACCGAAGCAGCGGATAAGAGAACGGTTCTGCAGTGTCACCAGGAATTCCCAGGTGATATCTTTCTTAATACGGGAACGGAATACGGAGTGCATAGTGAGGCCCGAATAAGAACCGCGATGTCTGATGAATGGTTTTATACCATTGATATGGCCGACATAAACGAAGCCGTCTATTTGTGAGTCCGTACTGATAACAGTAGGGCATTCGAAATCAACAGCTCCGCAGTCCAGATCTCTTTCGACCTGATCGATGTCCAACTCCTGCAGCCAGGCATCGTTGATATAATCCCTTCCTTTAGAGAGGAATGTCTGTATGACGATTGCCCTGGCCTGATGTATTTTCCTCTCGAGGTATAAATCATCAAGCTTGCTTTCATCTGCATTTATACCTGATTGCAGGTCTCGACGTACTACGTCAACTATTTGGCTTAGTGTACTCACGGGTTATCTATGATTGCTTTAGTTGCTATTTGTAATGTACCCATGTCACGAGTTCTTTCACCACCCAGTCTTATGCACTCGTCCAACAGACGGTACATGAACTTGAGAGTGTAATAGTCTTCGAGCTCTTCGACGGTGTCGTCCACGTCGATGTCCACAGGGGGAGCGGATAAGTAGTCAATAAGTACATAGCTTGGTGTTGGGTATAGAACAAATGTTCTCGGGTTTATTCCCGATATATCTGCTGTTAATTCATATCTCGGACTGAACTTATCTCCGATTGTAGTAGGACCTTTCTTCCTATCGGGTTCCAGAGGAGAGGCTTCAGTCTTGGTGCGGAGGTAGAGTGCATCGGCTTCAACGTGAGTGTAACCCGTGATGTATATCTTACTTCCTCTTACCTTACCTACTGTGTACTCGGCATCCGGACTTCCGTCAACCTTGCAGATGATAGTATCACCTTTACGTACTGAGTGACCAGGTACAGTAACCACACCGTCTACAATTGTATACGAGAGCAGCTCGTCAAATACAAATGCCATTCTGAGTAGATGCAAGTAGGTGTTAACAAGTCTCTCTACTGTCAGTTTATTTCCTGCAGGGATAGCCTTTTCATTTTTAGTGAGGCCGAATCCGAGCTCATCGGCTTCCCTTTGTGTATCTGTATTGTCGTAAATAGAAGAGACCAATCTATACATCGCCTCTTTGATGAGTCTATTCTTCTTCGTGGAATCAATGAAGGCGCTGTACGCCTTGTCCCATTTATCATCGAAGATCTTACCAAATTCTTGACCGGTCATATACTACAAAGTTAATAAAAAAACCCGATACTTTCGCACCGGGTTTTCTTGAAATGAAACTATCAACAAACAAAAATGGTTTTCAATTTTCAGCTTCCGCTTTTTTACTCGCTGCCTTCTTGCTCCCGGATGTCGCTGGAAGAAGTTCAAGTGCCGCCTGGCTCAGATCAGATGCATCAAGCGTCTTGATCTTAACCCGGTTCTCCTTGTCGATCTTATCGACTTCCTGCGCTACGTAGTTGCGGTACAGTTCTTCATTACCCAACAACAGGTTGGCAAGTGTCTTCTCGCTTGAGCCACCGTTCTGGCCGGCGATCATGTACACACCGTGCTCGTATGTAGCCAGCCCGTAGCGGATAGCTTTGGATGCATACACAGCGGCTTGCTTTTCCTTCTCGGTCATGCGACCATAAGCGATAACATTGCCGCGATCAAGCACCGCTTTACCTTCAAGGTTGGAACCAAGGAGTTCGAGGATCATCTCTTTCTCGCTCATACCGGTAGGGTTAATACCCAGGCTCCAGCACAGGTCCAACTTCTTATCGACTTCCATACGCAGTACGTCGGATACGATCTCCAGTTTTTCCATGAGGTCTGAAAAGTTCGCGTTGATCTTCTCGCTCTTGTACACCACCTCAACCAAAGGATTGGTCGAATTAGCGTTGGTCACACCTTGAGCAAAGCACAACGGGTGACTCTTCAGGAAGCGCATTACCTGCTGGCCGTCTTCGGTGGTCAGGTCGAGCATGATGTCCAGACTTCTACCGCCTACGAAGTTGTGTTTGAACACGACATCGTTTGATGACAGGTTGGTAACGATGCGATAATGACCGCTACTGAGAGCGATCATATAATTTTCTTTCCCCGAAGCCTTGTCCTTATAAGACCCGGGGAACAAAAGTCCGCCTTTGCGGCTGACAGGGGAAAGTGTTATTTTATCCATAATGGTGGGCGAATATAATACAAAAAATCAGAGAATGCAAATTAAACAAATAACCCCGGTCGAAACCGGGGTTATTATTTTGTATATGCGGTGTAGGCGTGTAGTGACGCCTCGTTTTTAACTTGCCCAGCGACCATACAGAGCGGTGTTCATCCGCTCTGGGCAGCTCAGGACTTGCCCGCACCATCTGTAACTTACTACAAGTACCGAACAAGCTCACCGCTTTATACATTACAAATTAACAATAATATTTCTTTTTGTTAATCACAAGTTATCCACAAACAGAAAAGCCCCAGCAATAAGCTGGAGCCTTCCTGTAGGGGGCAGATTGGGTTACGCCAACAGGGTAACTGCTTCCTGTAACTCCTGGCTGATAACACCGGTTCCGTCGATAGAAGTATCTACCGGGGTCTTGATGATCTTTTCCAGAGCGGTTATAGTAGCGGATTCGCCAGCGTCAATGAAGAGTTCAAACTCAACAACTTCAAAGCTACCGGTACCGGCCAGGGTTCCTGCCAGAGGTACAGACATCAATCCTTTGTAGGAAGTGTAAGTACGACCAGCAACAGGTCCGTCGTAACCGGCAGCCAGCAATTTAGCAGCAGTGTTAACCGCTTCAACACCCGCAGTGGTGATTGCACGGCTAAGGTTTGTAGTAATTGCTTTGCTTACGATACTTGGATAACCGGCGTCAGTAGTGATAGTGAAAGTTGTGTCCGAAGCGTAAGCTGCGGTGAACTTGAAACGACCAAGTGCGTTCAGAAGTGCTACGATTCCGTCAACAACTCCGCGACCGCTTGCGCCATTCGCGTCAGATGTGTAACGAACTACAGCATTTACGAAAGCGCCGCTGAAGTCATCTACCTTCTGGCTAATGCCGAGCTGGTAGACAGCACCTGCGGCGCGAGTTACCGTTACGGTGTGAACCGCAGCAGTCTCTGCTACAGCAGCCTGTTTGGTCAGGGTCTGAATGTTCTTCAGGACAGCTCCTTTGAAGGTGTTGTTGTAGCTGCTACCGATGGTTAATACACCACCAGCTACTGCTACAGAACCGCCAAAAGAAGCGCGGAAGAAATGTGATTGCTTTTGTGCCATTGTTGTTTATTGATTAAGAGGTGAACTCGATGAGACCCAATTTGTTTGGAACGCAGTACAAACCGCAGTCAGAGAGAATCTCGAACTGAGTAGAATCCACGTCACTTACAACCATAGAAGCATTAGCACCGGCAATAGCTGCTTTAACAGAAGATGGATCAGCGTCAACAGTCAGACCAGTCATACCTGGCAGGTAGCCGGCAATCAGTTCGTCGTTGTTGAAGTGATACTTCTGAAGAGGAGACATGCTACCACCACCGCTTACGCTTGGGACAGGGCTAAGGTCCATGAAGTAGATAGAGTTGGAACGGATAGGAGTACCGTTGATAGAACTCAATTCGGCACGGAATGATTCGTCATCCAGCAAGCCCCAACGTACAAACTCTACGCTCAAGCCGAGGTAGTTGTATTTGTAAACGTCGATACCCTGAACAGCGGTTCCACCGAAAGTGTTTGTATTACCAACAGGAGTGATGTATTTATCACCTACCAGATCCTGTAAACGCCTAAGTGCAGCGAGACCCATCAGACAAACAAGACGACGACCATTCTCAGCAGACACTTGGGCCATCTGATAAAGCATATCGTTGAAGTTGTCAAGAGTCATTGCAGAGCTCAAAGGCATGTACTGACCACCGTTGTTGATGATAGACCAACGCAGACCACCGGTAGTGTATGTCTCATTGTTTGCACCGGCATTCAATACCGCACGCTCAGAGAAAGCATATTTATATTCCAGGGTTTTAGCGAAGGCACGCATAGTCAACTCATCGTAAGAGGTATACCAGTAGTCACCAGCCCACATTACACGGCTGGCAGATCTGTCCCTACGGCTCTGTGCGCCACTTTCACGAGTTACAGCAGTGTAACCGTAGTCGGTGTCAGGAGTGTAGTTCAGGCTTGCGCGACCACGAGAGCCTTTGTTAGCAGATGCATCGAACAGAACACGAACAACAGCGCCGGCAAGGAAGTGAGTACCTGCAGCCAGGGTGGTGTTAACAGACTGAACTGTTACAGTACCTGAGCCAACAGCCACGACGTGACCTTGTACGTTGTTTGATTCAACGATGTCATTCACACGGAAACCTTCAGAAGAAGGAACAGGGATAACAAGGTTAGAACCGCTTGTGGTTGCGTTGCTTGAGATGGTCTGGTACACAGACAAGTTGCCCATGCTCGCTACTTCAAACCTTGCCAGAGGCGTAGATTCTGAAGAGCCGAGTTGAGAAATAAGCTGTGTCATAACATTGTAGCCGAAGTCGGTGGCGTAAACCATCTCGATTTTGGCTGGCGATTGAAGACCTTTTAAATAAAGGGATTTGTCAATCGGCAGGGTGGTAACTGGGGATGCCATGTTTTACTTGTGTTTTTTGGTTTAGTTTTTAGCGACCGCTTTTCTTCTTATCAAGGTACGCTCTAACAGCATCATCAGGGGTATTTGTGGTAGGTACCACACTGGCCGGGATGTTCGGGCTCGGGTTGTGAACCTGTGCCAGTACTTCCTGCCTTCCCTGATTCTTAGCTGCTGTAACATTGGCCCGAACAATATCTTTCAAATACCGGTTCGCGAAAACAGCATTGAATATTTTTTCGGTGTCAAATGTTCCATCGGGTCTCACAACTCCAAAGTCTTTCATGTCCTTGCGAACCTGGTCTACCATTTCAGTACTAACCTTTAGTCCATACAATTCCTGATCAACAAGAGGGGTAACAAGAGACTCGATGTCGTTATCAAAACGCTCAACTACTTTGGCGAAATTCTCCTCATTCTGCTTTCTCATCGTTTCGATGGGGTTGATAAGCTCGTTGAGTTTTTTAGAATTTTCATCCTCGTAGCGTTTGCGCAGTTGATTCTCATACTCAATCTTTTGGGTCGGGCTCAGAGTAGAGTATCTTACAATCTCTTCTTCAAGCGCATCACCTTCAAGATTGTAGAAGTCTTTCAGTGCGTTCTGTACCAGCTTCTCGCCTTCCAGTTTACTTACGTCCTTCACCTTGTACTCGCTTATCAAGTCAGCCAGGTTCTTACCTGCTTCTTTGAATTTCTTGAGTAACTGGAAGTCCGGGTCTTCTGGGAGTTGAGGTGAGACCGGTTCATTCTTTTCATTCTTCTCTACCGGAGTAGGAGGAGTTTTGGTCGTGTCCGTGGCGTCTTCATACCACGGTTTCTGTGCCGCTGCTTCTGGGGTTTCTACCGGTTCGGCCGGTACAACAGGAGCTACTGGAGCTACTGGTTCCGGAGTCACTGGTGGAGTTGGCGCAGAATCCACGACAGGCGCAACGGGTTCCGGAGTCACCGGTTCCACGGGTACAGCCGCAGGGGTTTGATTCCCGATAAGCTGTGCGATCTGATCTGCGAATTTGCTCATATATCTTTCAAAGTTAGTGTATTACAATTACATCTCCAAATCAGGCTCCTGCTGCTCCTGGCCTTGGGGCGGCATCTGGCTGGCGACTTCCACTTCTTTTCGATAGTTTGCGCCTTCCTGCCTTAATTGTTCCGGAGCCACACTTGCCTGGAGTTGAGCTTCTTGCTGCATCTGCATCATCTGCATTTGCATCTGTTGCTGCTTCTCTGCATCCCTTACACGTTTGCGCACGGCATACATTAATTCTGCTCTGAGTTCTGTGAAGGTTCTGCATTGCTCTATATTTAAGTAGTCTTCGAATGTAATGGCCTGGTTCTGAGCAAATGCTTGTGCCATGTTCAGTAACCTTTCTCTTGCCTGTTCGTCGATGAAGTCGCGTATCTTTATATACGTACCGATCTCTTCGAACTGGAAGTCCTTCATTATTTTCAGGTAGCGTATACCATCAGTACCTACTACCGGTATGTCGTTCTCGTCTTCTGAAATGGCTCCGAGTTTATATTGGTTGAGGGCGTGCCTTAACTGGTGCTCTATGAAACCTACGAATCCCTGGTAGAGTGAGGCCGTTCCGAGATTGGACTGAGCAATTGTGCCGGCCTGTGTTTTCGCACCGACATATCCGCTCTGTTGACCGAGTGCGATCTTGGGTATGTTCACGATCTCTTCCATCAGTCTCTCTTCTTCCCGGCGCAGCGCAATTAACTGCTGTACGTTTGGATCGAGAGTCATGTCAACGACGTCAACCAATCTTTTATACTTGCTGTCGTCATCCTCGCCGCTGGCTGAGTTAATCGTGCTTATACCCCAGAGTTCAAAATCCTTAAGTATAGATGAAGGTGTCTTACCGCCGGCCTTGTCTTCGTTGAATACGAAGTTCTTACCCTTGGCCTTATTGACCATCTTGGTGATCTCGTTGGTGAAGTAGTCGATCCTGTCCTGGTGGATATGCAGACGTGATACAACCGAGCGGTTATCGCCGCCGATCATGTTCGGTACGAATACCTTAATAGGTAGTTCAACCTCACCTGGATTGTCATGCTTACGAACTATGTTCGTGTCCTCACCGTAGTTGACCAGATATTTATCTCCGATCAGCGTGCCTTTATATACGGTCTTTACCCAGTACTCGCCGGCTTTATTCTTCTTGCGAATCTTGGCGTAGTGTGTATTACCGTACTTATCATTTACCTTTTCCATGCGTAGGTCTTTCATACCTACCCAGTATACTTCAGCAGCAGCCATCAGTGGCATACCTTGGTATGTTTTGTACCAGTGAGCTGAATAAGGTACATTGGTGAGACCCAACCGATCCATCGATCCCGATCCGGTCATATTTTTCAACTCAGCTATTTCTTCCATTGAGAGTTGATGACCATGTTGTTCCATGATATCGGAAGGCGTCATCCACTTAACTTCCCCTACGAAACGGGCCTCACTGTTGAAATCATTATCTTTCGCGTTATCCCAGATCAGAGCCCAGGGTTCAACAACCGAGAAATACTCCCGGCCATTTTCCATTCTGTTTTTAATACCGGCTTTACCGGTAATGAGAGCATAGTGCAGGGCGAGCTTGTACTTCTGACGGGCCTCATTACGAAGTAGGATATCCTCACACATACGCTGCGCAATAATATCACCCTTCTCTTTATAGTCATACATCATGAAGCGCTCGATATCCTGCTCGCTTTCAAACTCGTCTTCCTGTCCACCCATGGGTGAGAATTCAATACCATAAGAAGACATATCGGCAAATAGCTCGGCGGCTTGTTTCTTAAGCAGCAGCTTCTCGAGCATGGTAGTCTTACGATTCACCGCAGCTTTACTATTCAACCGGACCGATGGTTCGATATTATCTACCATCTTGACTCCGGTACCCAGCATGAAGTCAATCAAGCCGGTCACCTTCTGTCCGGATATCCACACCGTAGGTAGAGGGTCGCATCCGTCTGCTGTCTGAGTTGTGTAGTAGTAATCCCGGTTACTCTGCTTACCCATATAGTAAGAGACCATGCGGATCATTTCATCGACCGGAGTTTCGTATGCGTTTTGTGAGTTACCTTGATTCTGAGGACGGGCGTCAAGCAATGTACGTTTCGCATTGTAGTGCGAGTATACAAAGCGGACGTTCTCCTTGTACCAGTCGATGCCTTTCGCTGTGTCAAACTGGGACGGTTGAGTGTGTACTGCCATTTCCTACAAAGTTAGCGAAAAAATAAGTGAGGCCCAAATCGGAGCGGCGGGCCTGAAGGTGTTTATACCGAGAAGTAGGTTTAATGCGGCGGGCCTGAAAGCCTTTTTGAATTTTTAGACCGGACTTTTGAGAATATGGACCTGCGTTTGCTGCGCTATTCTGTTCACCGGTTCGCTCGACAAAAAATTTTTGCGAAATCCGCTTAAATATATTTATTTCTGTTCTCTTGGTGGTAATGATTGAGGCGATCAAGCACACTTCCTCTAATCCTAAAGGTCACTTTAAAAAAAGGCCCTTTAAGTTAGAAGTGTGCTTAATTGGTCTCCAGTACGGTTAACGACATCGGCAGACCAAGCAATCAGAGTAAGCGCTGCGTTCTCTGACCTGTGAACACCTTTGAGGAACAGCCCTCGTTTTTACAGCTTGTTTCACTTTACTTCTAAGCTTTCGGTTTATGTAAAATCCCCCAGTAACCGACAGCTACCATATCTTTCAATGGTAACCTTTTACAATTCCAACCCTGGTGCCAACCTTCTGGTTTCTCGTCTGCTGGAAAGGGACCACCTAAGTGATCGGTGCAAAGGTACAAAGAACGAAAAGAAAAGTCAACTTCTTTTTTAAAGCAACCACCCGCCATCTTGCGATGACGAGTGGCCGGATTTAGGGAGAAGTATTACAAAGATAATACATTTGAAAACAAAATGCAAATTTGAAAAAGTACTTGACTTCTGTTGGGTCTCACATTACCTTTGTACGAATTTACAATATGCATATAAAATCAAAATACATTAATGCGGTAGAAGATGCTATTGATTTCATCCAACATAATATTGATGGGGTATCTGATGAGCAAAACGAAAAGGAAACACTTAATGTACTTCGAGAGCTTGTTAAAAAAATGCAAGAAAGTCAGCACAAGAAATTGGTCAGTTACTTTGTCCGCAAAAACGGAAGATAATTGTTTATAAAACAAAATGAAAGCATACAGATTAAAACACAAACCAACTGGTTTATTTTATCAACCATCAAGAGGTAATGGTAATTTATCAAAGTTCGGTAAACCCTATGTTTCAACGAAACCGAAAATAGAATGGGCTCTATGTTTAAGGATCAGGTTCTATTCTGTAAAGTCAGAACCCAAGGGACATCACAAAATAATTTGTGATCATTTCAACATTCCTTTTAAGAACGGGTTTGTAGACACGTACGTAAAAACACAACCTGAAGATTGGGAGATTATCGAAATATGATCTGGATATTACAATCACTCCAAAATCTTGATGGTCACGTCGACGTAATCCTCACCTTTTGGTACCAGTACTTTCTTAATATGCATGGACCATATTGACTTATCATTGAAGCCGTACTTCTTCTGTAGTACATCCAGTGTTGGTTTAATAGGGTTGTCGATATCGGAAGCACCATTGGAGAATCCGAATTCCAACCAGACCTCAAGCTTATCTGCTTTCTTCAGGTCCTTCTTCCAGGAAGGTAGGTTGTACATCACCTCGATTTCCCAGTTTTTATACTCCGGTGTTTTAAAGCGCCGGCCCTGCCATGCTTTATTCACACTCAGTGGTTTTATATTCACCTTGCTATGCAGCAGGATTGCCGGTATCTTACTTTTTCTAAGAGTCATATCTTAATTTCTTTAGCAATTCATTGGGTCTCACATCATCTCTCAACTCCAAATCCCTGAACATTATATCCTCAACACTCACCCCATAGAACTCAGAAGCTATTATAGCTATCTTAGTCGAGAACATAAATGTTTCGCTATCGGTAAGGAAGTCACGGACACCGACATCAATCGTGATACCCATGTGTTCGATTATATTATCGCAGGTCATCTGCCGGCCCATCACCAATTTGAGATGGTGCAGATTCTTACGTACCCTCTGGCTTATTGTTCTGAGCTGCTCTTTAACATTCTCGTTAAAGTATAATCTTTTCGCATTTGATATCCTGGCCTTACGTACAGGTATGGACGGCTCCTTCTTTTTTATTTCGCTGATCTCTGCCAGCAGTATGTCTTCTCGTGATAACGCCATGAGTTCTGTCTTCTGTTACAAAGTTAAATAAAAAATGCTTGACTTTCATTCGGTCTCACTTTATCTTTGCAGAAATACCCAATAGAATGAAAAAGTTTAAACTTAGTACAGTAGCCGCTATTGTCGTATATGCGATGTTAGTGGCCGGGCTTTCGTCTTGTTCAGGTGAATTTAACGATACCGACCAGAGCAAATTTGTAGTTAAAGAAGTTTTAGAACGAAGAGGAATGTCAAAAATGACAACATATAAAGTTTTAATGTTAGACGCTTCTGGTTTAGGAGCAACGTCTTTCTGGATGGTAGATAGTGTTGGTAAGTATAACGTTGGTGATAGGTTGTGGTTGCAGCCTTGCCGGTAACTAATGGCTACACGAAACAATAGATAAAACACTTTTAGAATAAATAAAATCATGAGCAATAAAAAAGAAACGGCGTTAGACTGGGTAATTGGAAACCTGGAAACACAAATCAACATGTCAATACAAATTGACGGACAAACTCAAACAGCAGAAGAGTATCGAAGAGGGTTACTCCAAGCTATAAGTTTTTGCAAACATGCCAAGCTGATAGAAGAGGAACAAATCGAAGATGCTTATAAGCAAGGTGTTATTGATGAATACGGCGACGCTTTGGATAAAAAGAGTATAGATTGTGACTACTACATGAAGACATTTACTACAGATAGTATCAATAAAAACAATGCGATTGCGGTAGCCGAGAGATTATACTACGAAGAAAATGCTGAAATGTTTGCTGATGCTGTTTCTCGAAATGGCTTATAACGTTTTGCGGCTTTGCGTAGGGCGATTTTTTAACGATAAACACCGATACAATGACGGAAGAAACTTTAGAAACAATACTGTTGGGTCACATAACCAAGGAATTAAAAGACGAAATAGTAATAAGCCGACAAGTAAAGTTGGCTAAAACGATAATGCAAGCCTTACGTATACACGATGTTGTAGGTCAAAGCGAACAATCATCTAAAATTATTGATGACGAATGTATGATATGTGGTGATGTTGCAGACACAAAAGATGGTTGGATTTGCGCAGATTGTAGAAATTTTTAGAAGATTATGTATAACGTTGAATACTACTTAAAGACATTCGGAAAAAATTCTGAAAAAAAAGATTGACTTTATTTCAAAACCACTTTATATTTGCAATCATGAACGAAGGAGAACTGAAGATACAGTTTAAAAAAGCAACCGACTATCAAGAGGCCCTTACTATAGGATACAAGACAATAGCTCTTGGATATCCAGGTGTAGCCTTTGAGATGGCTCAGACATTACTGCAGGAGTTAGCTAATGATCCCGAGCCAGAGAAGTTCCGCCCGTCACAGTTCGGACAGACCAGACATAAGAACTGGTTTCTCCGCCGGTACTATCACAAGCCAGGTAAGAAGACCAACGATATCAACGAGTTCTACTTTATAGCTAAGGAGAGTGTTGAGAAATGAGTACTCGTAGACAGAGAAGGGAGACCCAACAGGAAGAACTTGAGACCAATCAGCGACTTGCACGATGGGGCTCATCACCAGATGGTCAGAAGCAATTAATCCGCTACAGTAAAACATTTGCCTGGGCTCTCAGACGAAGCAGGAAAGAGCTGGAGAACACGCTGGAAAGCAAGGTGATGTGCGAGTACCCTGTTGAGTCCCGGGATCTTAAAGAAGCTATCGCTCAGATGGATGACCAGATGTGTTTCACAAGTAGTGGTGTAAGTAATACAGACAAGTACGCCATCGAAGAAGCACTCAGACACGTAGACAAGCAGACAGCCAAAGAGCTGGTCTACAAAACAAGTGAGAAGGAGAAAACACTGTGGGATAAGATCCGCTACTTCTTCTATCTGCTATTTAGAAAAACCAATTAAACCAGAATAATAAAAACATGCCAGCTTACAAAAATTACGGTGGCGGTAACCGAGTTTACCTATCCGTGCGCAATGGAAAATTAATGCAGTCTGCAAAACAGGATACCCCTGGAGCAGAACCCGTGAAGAACAAAGAAGGTGAAGTTAAATACTTCATCGTCTATGACGCAATCGAAGGCAAGATCACTGGCTTCGGAACTAAGGAGAACGAGTACAATGGTCAGAAGATCAAATCATTCTACTTCGACGTGACCGATTCCGAAAATACGTTCCGTATTGAGATCAACCAGGACAGTGGTAACTTCGTTTCGGTAGCAACCCGTTTCCCCAACATCGATTTCGATAAGAATGTTGTTGTACAACCGGCGGTATTCCCTACTGACAAAGGTGGTAAATCCTACTTCGTCTTCCTTAAACAGAACGGAGAGAATTTGAAATCCGCTTTTGAAAAAGAAGTCATGCCGAAGTGGGAAGCCATTACGAAGAAGAACGGTGATTTTTTATCATGGGATAAGACCGAGCAGACAACCTTCCTGCTCAACGAGATCAACAAGCTGACAGAAAAACTGCCGTCAGCCCATGGCGCCGCACTCAGTGCTGTACCGAATGAGCTTGAAGGTACAGAAGGTGGAGATGACGATTTACCATTCTGATGCCAAAGGTAGGTAATCCGGATTTGGCAAGTAAGATTGCCGGTAAGGTTAATGAGGCCAAGGATAAAACCTTGGCTTCACCACCTGTCCACATGCAGCACCACGGTAAGGAACAGCGTTCCATCATCAGACAGGTGTGTATTAAATCGGCCTCAGAAGCGGTATCGCGTATTCGCCCTGCAGGTTATACAATCAGCTCACTATCAAAAGAAATTATTACTCTGGCCGAAGAGCTGGAGAACTGGATAACACGATGAAATTACAAGTAGTAGACATAGACAAAGAGACCAGTTATCAGGACTGGTTGAATTACAGACAGAACGGTATCGGTGCTTCTGAAGTAGGAACCATACTCGGACTCAACCCGTGGAAGTGTGCGGCCGAGCTGTACTACCAGAAGATTGGCGCCATGTCCATGGGACAGGATGAGAAGGTCGCCATGCTCATGGGTAATGAATTGGAGCCGTTGGTCCGGAGTATATACTCGTACTGGAACCACGAGATCGTTGATCAGAAGGAGGCCCATCTGCAAGCCCTCATTGAACGCAAGAGCGGGATGAATCCACGTCACTATGTCTACGAAGCAACCGGTTTCGTATTGAATCCGGAATTCCCACATTTGTTCTTCTCACCTGATGGTCTCGTGCTTAAAGATAATAAGTACAAGACCAGTGTGTTGAGGAGTGGTTTCATCAACACCGATCACATCGACCACGTAATCGAGGTCAAGACGATTTCCGGATGGGCCGCTAAACAATGGGATGGTGGAGTACCGCCTTCCTACTACGCACAAATCACAACCTACCTGCTTGGGATGGGTCTCCCTTATTCCTACCTCGTATCTATGGAAGACGGTAGAAATATAAGCTGCCTCAGACTCGACTTCGACCAGGAGTTCGCAGACCAGATTGTACAGATGACATCTGAATTCTGGCAGAGAGTAGAAGCTGGTCGGGAAGCCATTGAAAACGGAGAGGATTACGAAGAGTATTGCCCACCACCTGACGGAACTCAGGCATACGAAAACTTCTTGAAGAAGAAGTACGCCAATCCGGAAGACACCACTATCTTCAATCCCGATCCCGTGGTTGTGGAAATGGCTCGTCGCCACATCGAAGCCCAGAAAGAAATCAAGAAGCTGGGAGAGGTTGAGCTCGAGCTTAAGAATAAGCTGCGTGACTACATGGGTAACCAGAGTACAATCGACCTCGGACCAAACGGTAAGATAACCTGGAGACAGGATTCCCGGGGTACCAGAATTTTCCGTAATGGCTACAAAGGATAAGATATTCGATATGGACAAGTACGTCGGGATTGTCAAGTTGATCGACACCCGGGTAGTATTCCAGAAGAAGCACAAAAAGTTGCCGGTTATAGATAAGCAAGTCGAGGTAGCCTTCAAGATCAAGAGGAGCGCTCGCAATTATTTCCGATCGGTCTCAGAAAAAATATGCCTGATGGCACTACAATGACAGAAGATAAAATACTTGACGACTTGTACAGGGCCGCAATCCGAGTGAGGGATATAGACATCCCGTTCTGCCCTATATGTAAGCGGGAGTACAACTCCTTTCGCTACCCGGAGGTTGCACACTTCCGTAAGCGCAGATACCGTAACACCAGATGGGATGTAGACAATGCAGTCCTGGCTTGTGCTTTGTGTAATCACGAGGACGACGATCACAAGATGGAAGCCGTCATGCTTTCTCGCGGGGTCGATATAGAAGCCATGAGAAAGAAGTCGCTGTCTTACGATAAGGTAGATATTGATGAAGTACGCGACGAATTGATCGCTTTCATTCGGGCTCACTACAAAAAGAAGAACGAGTACTGCATACCCCAGAGTGTTAAACCACTTCTTAATCTTGAACCATGATAGGTAGAGTAATAATAAGCATCGGCCATGGAGCCGGAGATCCTGGAGCAGTTAACTCCAGAGGAGACAAAGAGAACACAGAGGTAACGCAGATCGCCGCACTGCTCATGCCTAAATTGAAAGCGGCTGGCATCAAAGCTGTACTGATTCCGGATATCGGATACGTACCGAGTATTCAGATGGTTAATCAGATGTATCAACCCGGAGACTGGGCTATTGAATTACACAAGGATTCCTTCCCAAATTACAATCCCCACACGATGAGACGCCGGTGTGGAGCCTACTACTTCCATAAGAGTACAGTAGGTAAACAGGTGGCCGAAATTCTCAAGACCGAATTTATTCGTAATGGGGCTCACTTGACGAGCTGGGCACGACCTGACAACTTTTCAAACCATGGCGGCTTGGGTTGGAACTCCATGACCAGACCGTTGGCTCACATCCTCGAGCTCGGCTTCATGCAGGATTCAACCGGTCCGCAGGATGACGAGTTCTATGCCGAGGTAACCGCTCGCGGGATTATCAAGGTTGTAGAAGATTTTTAAAAATTTATTTGACTTCTGATCGGTGACGTACTATCTTTGCAATATGGAAATACTAATAACCTTTTTCTTCGGCCTTGCCGTTTTATACTACATCAGCCTGAAGATTGATAACAAGATGGACCAAATGATTGGGCCTCACATCCCATACTTCCGTCTATATCCCAGACTAAAGAGGAAGATGTTACAGGAGATAGGTTTCTATCTTGCCGTTGCGTTCATCCTGGGTTCAACCATAACACACATTGGGTATGTTATTGCCAGATAAGGTTACACTCAGTTACGACGACGGTGATAAAAAGATCACTTTTGAATTCACTGAGGACATCAGTACCAGTACAATCGTGGAACATGCAGCGAAATTATTGATCGCTTCCGGACATCACCACGAGAACGTAGCCAAAGGTATGAATGAATACCTGTGGGACATTGGTTTCTATAAGAATACTGAGGAGGAAGAACAATGATAATCACAGTAGATAACTCAAACACTGAGCGTCAACAAGCAGTTGTAACCATTGACACAAAACATTGTATTTACCCTTATGCTATCCGCGAGGCAATAGAGGTAGCTCTACGTCTTGATGGTTATTCGGAAGAATGTATCGATAGTGTATTTGGTAGGGAAAGAGATGCAAAGGCCAACGGAGAGGTAACTCAATCGGGTTAACCCATTTGTTTATTTCCAGCATATTTCATAACTTTGAAGTACCGCTGTCTTCTTCGCTCCCGGTATGGTTCGCCCAGCCGGGATTTTTTTTAGAAGATATTTGACTTTCATTCGGTCTCACACTATCTTTGCACAAATGGAAAACATGTACATAGACGAACTCATTGACATGAGAGAGCAGCTCCGTAACAATAAGAACTGGAAAGCTGCAGATGAGATACGAGATTACCTCGACACCAAGGATGTTTACATATTCGATACAGTTCATGGTCAAGTAACATTACACCTCAACAATAATTTCTTCAAAGAAAAAGACAGAAAGGAAGAAACAAAAAGTATGACCAGAAGAAAATATATTGAGTATCTTGAAAAACAAAGCATAAACGCAGAGAAAAGATTGGCCCACTGGATGTATGTGAATACACCCAAAGAAAGGAGGGGAGAACTTGGTTCAGCAGATACATATATAAAAGGATGGGTAAAAGACATGTTCGTACCTTTTGATTTTTTTAAAAAAAATGCTTGACTTTTTTTGGGTCTCACATTATCTTTGCAACTATGAATCCGGAATTAACAACAGGAGAAAAGATGGTAGGTATTGAATTCAATCCATCCAACAACAGCAGAGTAGCTAAAGTTAAACAACTTTATGCCGAGATCATTAACGAGCTCGAAGCCGAGTTCGAAGAAAGAGTCGAGAACGGACCGACGGCACTGAGTGAATTCTTTCACACCTTTGCAAAACAACAGGCGGTTACTGCCCAGATGGCAGCAGTTAAATTTTTTACCTGGGGTAAATGAACAAGTGGGTTAATTTGTACGTGAGCGTAAAAGGAGAGGTGAAGCAAGGCGGAGCTTTCTTTGAAAGCAAAGAGGCTGCGCAGTCAAATGCTACTGACCATATCGGTCCTTCGGATGGGCCTCACTTCTACCACTCAACTATTGATGTCAAACTACATGTCCGTAGTCATGATCTCAAGATAGCGCCTGCTTATTTCGCAGCAGTAAGTAGTGGTGAGAAAACTTTTGAAGTCCGTAAGAATGACAGAGGTTTCCGTCTCGGTGATGTTCTTGTCCTGAGAGAGTACGAAGAGAAAGGTTACACCGGTAGCGTAGTGTACAGAAAAGTTGGATACATCCTTCCCGGCGGACAGCACGGCATCGATCCCGAGTACGTCGTCCTGGGTTTGAAGGAGTTGTAGCAGAAAGAGCGTACCAGATACAACAGTAAGAATGACGGACGTGTTGTATGAGATGGTTGTCCGTATCTAAACGCTACAGATCGAAGGAGGGTTAAACAATAACTCCAGCAAGCGTAAAAAATAGTGACGATCCGGAAAGACGGGTAACATACCGGAGTGGCGGAAATGGAACGCCCAACACGGCAAATGTTGGACATGCAGGTTCGAGTCCTGTCTCCGGTGCAACGAGTAAGGAATACTCAGCAGTCTTTGATCCAAGACTCATTTAACAATGGATTCGCTTCAACCAAACAGCGTGAATGGTGGTTCGGGAGATCAATGGAGCCAGACACCTCCTCTCTCGCAGTCTGACTAATTAAGCAGTAAGATGCGCAGGGTTATTGAATAGCAAGAAACCGGGAATATCTACTCACCTGTAATTCCAAGGTGGGGCGGTCATGAGCGTAATGAGGAGTGGCCATCCGAGTCCTCTATAAGGTAGAGCTCCTTATGGAGGTAGCAGATTGTGGGTTCGAATCCCACCATGACCCCAACCACACAGTACGTAAGTACCTTTTGCGGGTGGACCAATACTGACATCGAATGTCCAAAGTTCACCGTCAGACTACGGAGCCGGGGAACCGAGCCGAGAGCAGTATCCGTTAAGATTGGTTGTGTGGGAGACCCAACGGGGTCGTATCGGAGTGGCGGAATTGGCAGACGCTAATTGAAATGCACATTATAGAGTAAGATAGATACCAGCTAAGTAGTGTCTTATGCCTTCGGGTACTGGGTCTTAAATAATGGAGATTGTAGAAATACAAGTATGTTACTCTTACAGGTTCAAATCCTGTCTCCGGTACGATCCCAAATGGGTCTCACTTTAAAAAACAAGATGATAAGAAAAGAGATACATACCAGAAGTGATTGGGCAGCTAACGAAGTCAAGCTCTGGAATCAAGTATTGGAGCAAGCATTGAAGTCCGGTAGTCTTGCCGGATACAGAACACGCAGAGCGATTCAGAAATTGAATCAGGCCCTGCGGATATACGACCATTATGTCGCGGAGTTCGGTAAGGCAGTCCGTGCTATGAGGGGAGAATGTCCAGTTAATGATGTAAAAAACTGGACATCGGATGGGTCTCACACCGTGCTGCACATTACTCTTCGGGAATACTGCGACAGTTGTGCTGATGACTGCTGTACTGATTATGGTACAGAAGTTAGGGTGAATGGAGAGGCGTTGGAGTGTAATAATCAAGATACCGCCACCATACTTCAAAAAGTGCTGGAGCATCTGGGCTACGATGCCGTGGTCGAGGACATCTTTTAATATCGAATGGGTCTCACATAAATTAACATAATAAATGATTAAGAAACTTTTTTTCACAGATCTTGGTTTTTACGAGACATCACCTGAGCCGTTGTATAAACTTCCGCTTCCCACTGTAGGTACTTATCTAATAGCGAGTGCTTACGGTTATTTATGGCTCGAGGTGTACGACGAAGATAATGGAGATCATTACAGGCAGAGTGTTGGTTTCGGATTATTCAACGAGGAACAGATTACCGAACTCGTAGCTCTACTCACAAGTTGTCGTTGATATCGGTTGGGTCTCACATCAAGTCTTGCAACAGCAGGACTTTTTTTGTATCTTTACATCATGTTAGAACCCGGGGACATGGCAATAACCAGAGTAGACCTGTACAGCAGTAATCCCGTTACCGTGTTCATACCCAAGGGGACCAGAGTCAAAATATTCCGCAGACTGCATCACTACTACGAGGACGACTTTGAAGTCATCACCTACTCCATCTCGGTGTACGATACATACGGACTTGATGTCGACTCCGTCTTTATCGAGAAGGTCGTACCGATCAGGATCTGCGATGGGGACATAGGTGAGCCCCAACAAGCAGGATAGTGCGGGTTAACCCCTGATTTGATATCTAACCTGCAAGATAATGCTATATGCTATAAAATATAAAAGGCCGGATAAATCCAGCCTTATATTGATTCGCGTATAAAAGTTAGGCTCGTCTAACTTTTTTCTTTAGGTGACTTATCTCTTCTACAGAACCGGATAAAGATCCAGGCGGGTCCGAGATCTATTGAGAAGATGTACTTCCAATCTACATTGTAGCTCGTCTTACTTATTCCAAAGCCTACTTCAAACTGGGACCAGTCATAACCGAAGCTGATATTCATTGGGCCTCACTTTCATTAAACCAAGCCACGACCTGATCAAGACTGATGCCCTCAACAGTAAGAGAGCGCAGAGAGGATGGACTCACTTCAATCACCACCCTACGAGAAGCATCTCCATGAACAGAGTAAGCCAGTACAAAGGACTGCGTCCGTACCCACACACCTCTGACCAGATTATTGGAAACGGTCTCAATCCTTTGACCACCGGATCTGGCAATAATAGCGTTCTGCTCCTTGATCACATAGGAGACCACGTCTTCGATGTTTGAAAATTTCATGCAGTATTGTTTTTGATTTTATCCTTTAACTCGTCGAGTTCACGCATTAGCTTACCAAGCTCACACATCTTCTTATCGAAGAGTATTTGTGTGCGGATCTTTCCTGGTTATTGCGCCTCCTGTAGTCATCGCAATATCCTTTAACATATTCCATGACTTCATCTACTTCTTTGTTATGATTGATAGTGATGAAGAACTCACAATCACCGATTATATGAGCTATCAACATCGGTACCAGTGTACCTGGGCGATTGACTGTTAGTGTTACGAAGTCCCCGCACTTAACACTGATAGCACGCCCTTTGGCGTCTATTGTTGCCGGTAGTGATTCGGGACGGTCTTTCTTGATCATCACCAGTGTTTCCTTGATGTAGTCTAATTTTTCCTGTAATTCCATTATGCAAAGATAAGAGCTTGCGCCCCATAAGTCAAGCTTTTTCTTCAGTTTCTTCCGGGCTTTGGATGGGCCTCACACTAAGGAGAACCGTACCTATCTCAGTAGCTGTAACTCGAGTAGACGCTATACGCTCAAGAAGAGACATAATAGCGTGGTAATGCTTCCAGCGATAGAAGTTAAAAGGGCTTACACCCAGTGTTTCCGCCACTTTCTTCGCGGTGTATCCCAGGGAGTAGAGGTGGGGGTACTCCTTTTTGCTTTTAATACGCATATTCAAATATACAAATATTGTAGGTATAATACAAATGGGATGTCGTTTTTCCCGAGGAAACACTTTTTGGTGAGGAAGTAAGGGTGCTGCCTAAAAAAAGGCCCGGGGGTAGAAATGAGCCGGCCCCCTTTTTTTACCGGGGGGTGTGGGAAGAGGATGGCTGGGAAAGAATGCCTGGAAATAAAAAGTCCTGCGGGAGTGAGTGGTAAACGATATAGATCATGGCAGTTCGGCTCCGGTTAAAAATAGCCCCGGCCCGATTCGTTCAGCCCGTCACACAATACGCGACGCAATACAGCGAGCCTACATACATACACATTACGAATTGAAACCCGTTAACAATCGAACCACCATTTACATCTAATTAATTGATTTAAAACAAGTTAGCGAAGCGCAGCCAGCGAATAAAACTTAAATAATTACTGTAAGTAACCCCCTCTAACTCATTGATTACCAACGACTTACACCAGCGATTCGATGAAAATTTTTACCCGATTTTTGAATAAAAAAAGGGAAACTACAGAAACGTTTTTTATATCCGCACCTTAAAAACCGCGCTATCATTGGCTTATAAGGAAACTCATTGAAAACCAACACTTTACATACATAGCAAAAAAAGATATAAAGCATTGAAAACCACCACTTTACACTATTTCACATTTTACATATATAAGGAGTAAACAAAACAAGTAAACCCGAAAAAATTAAAAGCCTTGCTACCATTGGCTTTAGTCGTTTGTAAACACTTATCTTTAATTTTTTATAAAAATAATTTGCTTTACCCATTGCCATATCAATCGGCTGTATTAATATTGCAGCACCATTTAATATTTACACAATGAAAAATTCAAACATTCAAAAGGCGCAAAATGAGACAGCGCAAAAGTCTCAATCCATTTCGCTGATGGTATTAATCGACTGTGAAACCAATCATGAAACTAAAGAAGTTGCGCAATTCGTAGCTATTGCCAATACTACTGAAACGGTGAATCAGCAAGCGGGCAAAATCTTTACCGCTGCAAGAGTAGCGGCACGCAATGCCATTCAATCCGGTTATAAAGTCAAGGAACTGAAAAAGGTAAAAGATAGTGAAGACAGTCAAGTAATTGCGCGCAAAGTCCGCGAATCAGATTTTCGCATCACCATTGCACTGAATTACAGTACCGATGATGAGCAAATTTTGGGTAAAATTGTATCTTTGCCCTTTGCATTCACGGACGGGCAAAAGGTGCGGAAATCGGCTATTGACTTTATCAATGCTCTTTTATCGGCTCCCATTGACAGGGCGCACGATGAATTAATTGAATCTTCTCTATTCACTGACAACCTGAAAGTAAAAGAAGTTCCGACGGTAACAAAGGACGGTAAGCAAACGGTTCGCAAAGTGGCGGACGTGCCTCAATTGGCTGACTTCCGTCGCTTCCTTGACTCTCCTTTGTCAATTGCGCTGAATTAAGGCGCGACGGTGCAACGTGCTGAAATAAGGCACTGACTGCGAAAGTATTGCACCGTGCAAAATTAGAGTATTTATACTCTTGTTTTACGTTCTTTACAAATACCGTTTCAGAGTGCCTGAATTAAGTTTCACGGGCAAAGAATGCACAAGGCTACAAGGTTTTAATATCTGCAAAGTGAGTTAAAGTGTAACGGTTAAGGTAATGCCATTCTATTAATGCCATTGTAAGGAGTAAGAAAGACCGTGTGACGGGGTCTGAATCAGCGATTCGCAAACCGTAATTTATTAAAGAGTCTTATATAAGTCAGGTTGATGAAATTAGGACAGGCGAATTAAAATAGAACGCTAAAGGCATAACGGCACTGCAATACCCCGTAATAATGACAGCACGTTGAATAGGCTAACTTTTATGCCTGATTCAGTCAGCCGTCCGCCCTTAATTCATGTGACAGGGCAGCGCAAAATAAGATATAAATAAGCGCAATAAAAGCAAAAGGAGCTTTTAAAAATGTAAACAAAAAAATAAGAGTCTATATTATACCATTACATTTGGGGGCTGGCTTTAATTAGTCAGTCCCTTTTTGTGTGGTATCTCTACTACTCATGTGAACCATACATGAGGTGCAATATATGTGAGACCCATCGCAAAAGTTAAAACGTGTATGCGTTTACTTTGCGCCCGTCTCATAGGTTGTGCAGGTTTGCCCGTTATGCTTGACACCATTGCGGACGGTTTCAATTGCCGTGCAGCCACTACGCCCATCACTCAAATGTGGTGGGCTTTTTTATGCAGAAAAATATAACAATCGAGATTCCAGAAAGTGTGGATATCTCACACATGGTGCAAGTCATTGCTTTTGCTTGTCTATACTCAGATCATGTTACACCTGACGAGTATGAAGTTCTTTGTGACATACTTAAACAATTAACTGATGAGCCTGTGGAAATACCTAATGCTATGTTTGAAAATAAGTGAGACCCAATGCGATTAATAAAATTAACCAATGACGGCCCAGATAAAACATGTAATGTATGGGTCAATCCTGCTGAAATTGTGTGGATTCGTAAACATTCTGAATCCGTTACTCTTTTGTGTATGACCTTTGGACTTAAGGTCTATGTTCAGGAGACTCCAGAAGAGGTGTGTGCTTTAATAAGCTTTAATAATAAGTGAGACCCAATGCAAGTAGTAAATATAACCGTAAACGTACCCGAAGGTACGGACATGGACCACATGTTTGAAGCCGTGTGGGGTGCCATGTGTCTGAGTACTAAGGTAACACAACAAGAGACGGACTTCGTACTGAGTCTGATTACTAAAGTGGATGCAGAACTAAAGTTAAATAAAAATCCGAAATGAAAGGTGAATTATTCCAATTTGAAGACCCAAAAGGTAACGAAAGCGGTCTGTTTTACACAGAAGATAGTGTGTTATTTAGTGGTACTTTACTGCCCGAATGGTACAGACTGTACACAGCTTCTGAAGAGTATGACATCGACGGTGAAGACGGCTTTGTGGACTTTGTAGCCGAGCGTGGCTACAGTATTGAACGTGTGTATATCAATCCGATTTGTATATGAAAATCTTTAACGCCATCGGTAACGCACTGGGAGTAGTGTGTGCCGTCTTGTTTATCCTCATAGCTTTACGTATCCTATGGGGTTTATTAATGTGAGACCCAATGTAAAACGCATGTATAACAAAGAAAATTTAATCAGTTTCCTGTCAGCCAAGGCTGCACAGAAGAACGTGGACATCAATGATGTACCAGGTTGGGTGTATGACGCAGTAATTGCGTATCTCGGTTGGTTAGAACCGCTTACTAACTTATCCAAAGTTGTGAGTAATGACCCGTGCGAACTACCATTTATACTTGAATGGTTGGAAAATACAGACTTTGATGACGGTTCTGGAAGTTTACCTGCGCATGGTACTACATTCACTACCAAAGACGGTAATGAAATCGAGATAGTAATGTGGGAACCCCATGTGTACTGGGAGCTTAACCAATTGGTTGAAGAAGTTTATAATTAAACAATATGATAACAATAATTTCAATCGTAGTGATATGCATCATATTGGTGGTGTCCTACTTTCTTGCTGTTCTCGTTTGCGGAGAACCTCTCTATGACGGACTTGAATACATCATTGGTTATATTCTGTTAGGTCTACTCTTATTTTGCCTGTTTGGTATTCTTTTCTGGGCTTGCTTCATGTTTGTACGTGAAGTATTAGTTACTTTAATGTGAGACCCAATGGAAAATTTATTAACTGAAACTCTGTCTGAGCTTTTACGCCGCAATAAAAAGGAAAGTGATATCAGGTGGGTGGGAACTCGTTCTCATAAAATCACATGGGAAAACTTTAAAGAGTGTGCCGATATCGAATACGATGAGTCATCATCAATACAAGAGGTAGCCTATGACCTTGTCATTGTTGGTGATGGATGGTGGTTAGAGAGGTACGAGTGGGATAATTACGGCTCAGAGGCATGGCGATTTGTCAAAGTACCTGTAGAACCAGATGAGACACTACATGTGGACTCCCTGACAAGAGACCAAGCAGTAAGATTAGGGCGTGACCTCTCTTATTTTGAAAGTCATGACTTAGAAGCGTTAAATGGTATTAAGTGAGACCCAATGAACTTGAAAAAATTACGTGAGCGCCGCAAGACGTATGCAATTGCTGCGCTGTACGGTACATTAGGTATCGTACTGTGTGTTAACACACCCGCAATCGGCCTGGCTGTATTGTGTGGTGTACTTACATTGCTTATTTGTGAGACACGATGAGAGACCCAATCAATATGATTATGAGTATACCATTTTTAATCCGCAGCAAGAGCACAGTACCTGTGTCTCAACGTCTGAATGACTGGATAATTGAGCGCACTAAGCATATCAAACATGAGGTAGTGAGTTACGAATTCAATGACTCCTTCGAAGAATTAAAGCGTACCTACACTGAGACCGGTGTAATTATTGTCAATGATTTACATGGTGACAAAACGATATACGGTGACCGCAGGGTTAACGCATTGGCTCGGGTGTGGCATGACTATCATCATGTCATGCTTGATACCCCCTTTGACCAATTAGGTGAGACCCGTACTGCATTCTCTCAGATTGCAGAACTACCTGATGACTGGCATTTTGAACGCATGCTTGTGCTCTGTGATATCATAGGTCAGACCACATATCATAGCGTACATGGTTGCTTTGTGGATGACCAACGTAAATTTACGGCTGCACTTATGACAACAGGTAGGATATGAACATAGTCTTCCAAATAATCAGCGCTGCACTGTATGTGTATGCTCTGTATCAAGATGGGTGTGAGGCCCGTCCGTATTTCATCTCGGCCTACCTCGTACTGATGGTGGGCTTTGTAATTAAAACCAATTTTAAAAATGAAAAAATATAAATTAAGTAAGACCGATTCGATTGAGGTCGATGGTCGTAAGCTGTACCGCATCATTGCGACACACTCGTTTGGTGATGTAACCAAGGGTGAGACCGGTGGTTACGTGGAGAAAGAAGAGAACCTCAGTCATGAGGGTGACGCATGGGTCTGCGGTAATGCACGGGTCTCCGGTAATGCACGGGTCAGCGATAATGCATGGGTCTGCGGTAATGCACGGGTCTCCGGTAATGCACGGGTCTACGATAATGCACTGGTCAGCGGTAATGCACAGGTCTACGGTGATGCACAGGTCTGGGGTAATGCACAGGTCTGGGGTAATGCACAGGTCTGGGGTAATGCACAGGTCTGGGGTAATGCACGGGTCTGGGGTAATGCACAGGTCAGCGATAATGCACGGGTCAGCGGTAATGCACGGGTCAGCGATAATGCATGGGTCTGC